GCTCTCTACCCCAACGCCATGTCAAGGTAATGTTAGTTTCTTTCCAACGATCATTCATATATAGTCGATACGCTTCATGTGTATCTGCATGTTCTGAATAATCAACTCCACGTTCTAAGTTCCTAGCACAGTTGGCAAAAGGTGTCAAGCTCTTCACTAGGAAAATCTCCACTATCTGCATACTTTTGAAAGTCAGTAAGCAGATTAGCAGACTTATGCAACCCATCTTTTTGTAAGAATAGGTGTGACATATGGGACTAAGCAACCACTTGAAGTTATCTCGTGATTGCCTAGCCCAGATTGTACAAGGGTGGTTCAAGTACGCCACCTTGTACACCGATAGGTCAGTATCTGGAGACAGTACACGCACTGCGGTAGACAACATCTGTGCAGACTCAAGTATCATCTTGTTCTTGCGGATGTCATCTAACCACTGTGCGGACTGCATCGGACACCGATCCAGTGCGAATATATTCATTTGTATTAATTACTCCTATTGATTATAGCTTGTGCAAAGTCATTGAGCTTACCACTAAGCCATGTATTATCAGCCTGTTGAGCTTGCTTTAGCTGCATCAACTCAGCCTTGACTCTTGTTATGCTCAGTCTTTAACACCTTGAAGTTCCTAGCAACTCCTAGCAGCTCTAGTAGGCATAGGCTAGACGCTCTGGCAACTTTTTAGAGAGAAGCCATGCTTTCTAAGCCACTGATTAAGTGGTACGTCTAGCCATGCCATAGTGGTCAGCAAACCTCCTGTTGAGTTATATCATGGATTGCCCATGTACATCTGACACGCCTGCGATTTGAACATCTACACTGAAACGAATACCTTCTTGAATTACCCATAATAAACCTCCTACAGTTTGGGTTTAAATTAAACTGCGTACTTGTGCAGTCACGTTATAGTCTGCGACAAACCATCCACCATTGAATGACATATCATACAGACCAAAGTTTGGATCAGACTGTTGTATTTTTGACACAATATCAGACAGACTTTCACCAGACATCTCTACAGTTTTGGTATCATCACCATCAAAGTACGTACCCTTCTAACACATACTCATTTACAGAACGAGCCGCCTCACGCACTGCGGCATAAGCAAACTTCATGACGCATTTCTACGCCTCATCTTGCTCCATACTGGGCACGTTACCGTGCTTTCTGGACACGTTTACTTGACAGACAACTTTCCTGTCGCACGTAATTCATCCATTAGCATTTTCCATTATCCTTTCACAAATTGATCGGATGCGTGTAATGACAATAACTTTACCATCATCACCATATAGCACCCACTTTTTATTATTATAGATTAGTCTCATTGTACTCATCCACAAACTCCACATTATAATCCAATACCTCCACCCATTTAAGACCATACACGTGTGCATAGTAGCCGTTGACGTGCCCACTTGACGCACTATGTCTAGGACAAGTTGCATTTTTCAATACATCTGGCTCACCACGAAAGTTTTCTATCGGATCATTCAATGATACTGGTTGCATATCATTCTCGGTTACTAGGCGAAATGTTGCCCCATTAAAGTTTTCTTCAATCATGTTATACTCCTTCTCTCTATATTAACATGAGAAAACACCCGACAAAATATTATCGGGTGTTTATCCAATACCAATCATAGTGTTATGTTATAACATTATGCTGCTACTTTTTCTAATACCTTTTTATTATCCAATTCTTTTTGGACAACTTGCAATGCTGCAATCATAGCACCAATTCTTTCTGGATTTCTTTTGGCAATACCTTGTGCATATTTGATTGGGTCAAATTCTTTAACCTCAGCATCAGTATTGAAAGCACTAGCCCATTTATTACCTCGCATTGATACATTATCTACCACTAATTGATTTAATACTTCAACCGCACTATTTGATAATGTAGCATTTTTAGTTTTAACAATGGTGCGATTTGTCTTTTTATCAGTAGTAATGTTTGCACCGATATAAACAGCTCTTACAGTAGCAGTTAATCCAGACAATGCGTTGCTATCTTTTTTGACATTAACCTTGTCAAATAGAACTGATATGATTGAAGTATCACCAGTCTTGATTGCGTGGTTGATAGCGTCAAGTAATGCCTCGCCCATTTTTTGACCATTACCTAAGTTACGTGAAAAATTGTTTACTATGTTTGAAATACTCATTTTTTAATCTCCAATTTTATATGAGTTTACGTTGTCGATATAACTTAATGTTATACCGCTAATGCACACTGTAAAATGTGCATTAAAAGTATAACATAGGGCGCTAAGTGTAAAACCTAACGCCCTAAAACTTTTTAACTTTCTGGTGAATATCCGTACTGTTTAAACCTTAGTTAATGGCTCAAACAAAATAACCACTTGATATAGAAAGTTTGCCTATACCGCATTGTTATTTGGGACTGTTACCCTTTTTCATTTCCCACTTTGGGGAGTGCCCTTTTCAACCTCTTGTCTATGCTCAAGCATTTCAAATACTTAGGGCTGTTTCTATATGAAACCACGCTATTCATTTAAACATAATTTAAACTAGTTTGAACTATACTCTAAGACACTAGCCGCTATTCAACTTCGGATCAAATAACTAGCTAGAATTGTTTCAGCTTTAATCGGCCTATGTGACGTTGCCATAATCACATACCATTTTATTTAGATGGAAGTTTTGCCAATCATCTCCAATGGTTTAAGAGATAATAGCCTCCGATAATCTGGGGCAAAACTAAATGTCAAATAACGTGGGCTTGCAAGTCTAGGGCTGAAATCTCACTCCGATTTCTGCACCCTGAAAATTGAAAAACGACAACTCTCAAAAACGCTATAGATCAGAGTATCAAAATAGCGTCAAGCGAAAAAGTGTAAAAAAGATAAAAATAATTTTTTCAGTAGTAGAAGCAGCGTGTACTTTTTTGGATTGTAGTGAATAAAGTTTAACGACACAAGTATAGTCAAAATATGTCATATTCAAATAGTTGAATGTTGCATCAGATCAAACGTAGTGAGCCGTGTGGAGTTTCCTAGGAACTGCGGTATAGTTGATACAGGATTTTTTGCGTAACTGGTGAGCTAATACAGCAGCTCTGTATTCAAATTTGCTTTCGAATTTTAGCCGATATTTGGCGATGTTCACTCTCAGGAAACTTTACTGGTAGGCACATCTGTCCACCCAGAGGAAACATGATAGTATTCACGGTTTGTTCTCTTGTTCTGTTTCTGTTCTAATTGAGAATGGTTCGCAACTAGGATAATGACCGTGTGATATTCAAAAAGTTGAATACTAAAGTTGTACATAAATCTTTTGTTATTGAGAATCACTCGCAAATATAACGTTATGTTATACTATAACACCAGTGATGTAATAGTATATTGTATTACATACTCAATAAAAACAATATGTTATACATATTCGAATATGTGAATGTGTTCTGATAGTATTCTGCGAGATAGATGTTACGTTATAACATAACGGGTGCATGGGTCACGGGGGGTATGCCCGTACGTATATATACCCAATGACAGAGATGGGGTTTTTTAGTTTGGACAAATTGTCGCACCTTGTAGCTAAAACAGCCTGTTAACCTTTATTTTGTAATCACAGTGTATAAATTACAATGTTTTTTAAAATAAATAAAAATAGTAGTTGACTTCGGCTGCAATATACTGTATAATTACTTATAGTATTACATAAAGAATACTTAAAGTAACTTTAAGTTTTAATTATTACTAATATATTAATAGTTATTATATACTTAAGGTAACTTTAAGTATACTTTAAGACAAAATCTAAACTTTTTTTGTCGTCCCACTTAAAAAGTGTTGACTTTACCCTAAAAATTAGGTATAACTAGATGAAGAAACCAACAATGTACTCTTCTGACAATGTCGTAGAGGAATTTTATAGGGCATTAGCTTCAGAAGACGAAGGTAAACTCCGTAGAGTGCACATTCCTAGATCCGATGTGTTCTACATTAGAGAAAAAATACGAAATGATACAGGTATAAAGTACTCTCTGGACAGGGTAGAGAGAGCTATGTACCTTGAAGGTCATTTAAAGGCTAGGGATGTTCTAGATCCCAGAAGAAAACGAGAATGGGAAGACTAAATGGATGGCTTAAAGATACCAGTAGCTCTAGTTTTTGCAATGGCTATCCAATTAGTAGCATTAGTTTGGTATATTAGTAATCTAGTCCACGATATAGAACATCTGCAGAACACAGTAGTAGAACAGCAGGAACAATTAGACGTATTAAACCTAGATGTAAACGATCTGTGGAACTTTTGCACCTTCACTGAAAACAAATGGGCTGAAGCCTACGTTGGAGACATGGTTTATGAACGTGTCTGTGGAAATAAAGAGGTTATAGAGAAATAATGGTAATAGACTTTGACGTAGATGGTGATGGTAAGATCACAGAACAAGAAGTAGCTATGAAAGAACGTATGCTTGAAGTAGAGCTACGTGAAGAGAAGGCTGAGTCACAAAAGAAGATGGCTTGGATAGCTATGGTGATGATGATCGGCTTTACAGTTGTTCTATTTACACCACTAATGTCAGATACACGAGTAGCAGCCCTTGCAGATTTGTTAGGGTTGTTTTATATTGCACAAACTGGTATAGTAGCAGCATATATGGGAGCTACAGCTTACATGGCAGGAAAGCCAATGGGCAATAAGGTAGCAATGAAGAAGGATATGAGATGAGTTTTAGACTAAGTCAGAGATCAATGGACAGATTAGAGGGTGTACATCCTGCTATGACTGGAGTTGTAGAAAGAGCTATACAACTTACAGATATAGACTTTGGAGTTACTCAGGGTATACGTACCCTAGATGAACAAAAAGCTAATGTAGCCGCAGGAAGATCTCAGACTATGCGTTCTAAGCACCTATTACAAGATGATGGCTTTAGCCATGCAGTTGATGTAGTAGCTTACGTAGGCCCAGACGTATCCTGGGAGTTAAACCTGTATGATAACATCTGTGATGCTTTTAAACAAGCTGCAGAAGAGACTGGGGCATCCGTTAAGTGGGGAGCTGCCTGGTCTGAGGGAGATATTAGGTCGTATCCTGGCACAGCTGAGGATGCAATGATGGCATACGTAGACTTACGTAGGTCTCAGGGTCGTAGGCCGTTTATTGATGCGCCTCATTTTGAGCTGATGTAATGCGATGGGTAATTCTAACTCTATTCTTATCTGGTTGTGGTTTGAGTACTCTTCTGTCGCTAGGAGGATCAGGCGGTCCTACAGTAAATTCTAATGCACAGATAGGTGCAGAGAATAGACAGTCAGTAATGTCTGTAGAACAAACAGAAGAAGTTACTGCAGGTAGAGACGTTATACAAACTGAAGTTATAAAAGAAGTAGAAACAGGTAAAGTGGAAAATTTAGATATTATTAATACTAACATACCCCCTTGGGTAATGTTACTTCTAATACTTGGTTGGTTACTACCAACTCCAACAGAGATAGCTAGAGGCTTTATAAATTTTGTGTTAAGATTGTTTGGAAGAAAAGATAATCCAAAGTATGAAAGATATAAAACATGAGAAATTATAAGAACGAGTACAAAAAGTACCAAGGCACAGCTGCACAGAAAAAGAATAGAGCTTCACGTAATGCAGCTCGTAACACTTTAAAAAAAGCAGGGGTAGTTAAAAAAGGTGATGGTAAAGACGTAAACCATCGTAATGGTAATCCTAGGGATAATAGTGCAAAGAACCTGTCAGTAACAACTAAACGTGCTAACAGATCTTTTCCTAGAAATAGTAAAGCAGGAAAAAGATAATGGCAATACCTGAGCGAGTAAAAAACAAAATGAAAGAGGTTGGACTCAAGGGTGTCAACAAACCTCAACGTCTTAATGATAGCAGTGGTAAGTCCCATCATGTTATGGCCTCTGAAGGTGGTAAGTACAAGTACATCAAGTTTGGACAAAAAGGTGTAAAGACAAACCAGACTGCAGGGCAACGTGAAGCTTTTAAATCACGTCATGCAAAGAATATTAAAAAAGGTAAAATGTCTGCTGCATACTGGGCAGATAAGGTTAAGTGGAGTCCTTCAAAAACGAAGTCTCCCTCAAAGAAATGGAAAAAAGGATCATAAAATGAAAACAACGGTAATCGCAACTGTAGTTGCACTAGCAGCTACATCAACATCAGCTATGGATTTTTCTGTCGCAGGACAGACATTATCTATCGGTGCAGACTCTGACATTAACTATACCACTGGTGTAGAGGACTGGGAGTGGGAACTAACACCATCAGCAGGATTAACTGCTATGGGTATTGGACTAAGTGTAGCTACTGACATTGATATGTTAGAGCTAGACGAAGGAGACATCTTTCAAGGACTAGACTTTACTGCAAAGTATGAGATACCTAGCACTTATATTAATTTATATACTGAAGTATCTACAAACGCAGACTTAGAGTTTGGTGATGTAACAGTAGGGGCTATGGTTAGCTTCTAATGTGGATAGCCTTTATGCTTCTCTGCACTGGACCTTCTGCATTAACTTGCGAAGTTATGGCTAAAACAGAATCAACGTTTGTTACAGAGGAAGCATGTGTTCAAGAAGCATTAATAGTAGCTAGGTACTTTCAAGAACAAGGGTATCTAGCAATACCAGAGTGTAAAAAAATAAATATGGGAGTTTCATTATGAGAGTAATTAAATGGTTTGGAAGATATTTAAAAAGAATTGCATGTGCACTATTAAACATTAAATGCGGTGCAGATTGTAACTGTAAGGCTTAATAACATGAAGAAGAAATCCACTGTAAATGCTGCTGGTAACTACACAAAACCGACTATGCGTAAGAATCTTGTCTCAAGAGTTAAAGCAGGTTCCAAAGGTGGCAAACCTGGGCAATGGTCGGCAAGAAAAGCGCAGATGGTTGCAAAACAATACAAAGCAAAAGGTGGGGGGTACAAGACGTGAAAGTAAACGCACCAAAAGGATACCACTGGATGAAACAGCCTGATGGTGGTTATAAGCTAATGAAACATACAGGTAAGTTTGTTCCTCACAAAGGAGCAAGCTTGTCTGCTAACTTTGCAATACAGAAGGTTCACAATGAGTCTAAAAAACCCACAAAAAAGTCTTAAGTCTTGGACTAAACAAAAGTGGAGAACTAAAAGTGGTAAGCCTAGTGCTAAGACTGGTGAACGTTATCTCCCTGATAAGGCTATTAAGTCTCTTAGCAGCAGTGAGTATGCCGCTACAACCAGAGTTAAACGAAAAGGCACGAAGGCAGGTAAACAGTTTGTAAAACAACCTAAAAAGATTGCCGACAAGGTTAAATCATATAGAGCAGTAGCAGAAGGAGGCGTTATGAAAAAACCAATGAATGAAGGAATGAAAGCACTTAAGAAAGAAGCACCAGATGTAGCCAAGAAGATGGGCTACAACTACGGTGGTATGACTAAGAAAAAGTCAGGCTACATGGGTGGTGGAATGGGTAAAATGAATGACATGCGTAAAACAGGAATGTTTTATGGTGGCATGACTAAAAAGAAGGGTTAAGTACTATGGCTTCATATAAAAATTATAAAAGTATATCCGCTGCTAAAAAAGCAGGGTCAATGTACTACACGAACAAGCAAGGCAAGAAGATGCTTGCTGTTACTAAAGAGCAGCTAGATGCTTGGAAAGAGAAGAACAAAGGTAAGTACAAAGGTTCTGCTCTTTCAGCTTGGGCAAATAGCAAAGGTAAGAATATATCTGAAAAGTCAGGTGCTGCTAAAAAGACTGTAAGGCCTAAAAAACGTCCAGGTTCAGGTGAACCTCCTGTAGCTAAACCAGGCTCTTTAGCTATAGAAAAAGTTACAACAACACTTATTAATAATCGTAGACCGCCAAAAATACCTGTTGCTGTAAAAAATAAAGTAAAAAAGATTGACTCCGATATAAAGAAGATAAGTATTGGTGAACGTGAAGCTGCAAGTAAAAGATTAGAAAAAACAAAGAAAAAATTAGAGAAATTAAGAAGTCAAAAAGTAGATAAAAACCCAGGTTCTTTAATGGATGAACTTCTAGCTGAATTAACTAAAGTAGGTCTTTACGTTAAAGATCTTAAAAAAGTGGGTCTTGGTGCAAAAGGCGGAGTTGCTGGAGTTAAAAAATTAAGAAACAAAAAACCAACGGTTAAATTTGGAAGTGGTGGCAGATAATGAAACTAGATGGTGATAAAGTTGTAGACCAATATGGTGCTGTTCTTGCAGAGTATATCCGTGGAGAATGGCACACTAAAGATCCTGCTGTATTGGATTTTGTAAAAGATACAGAAGAGGTAAAAGTACGTGCTCGTAATGACAAGGGTCAACTTCTTGGAGACGATCCTTCTACTCCTGATGTAAATGAAGCTTGGACTACTAAGGTAGTTAAAAAGGCTACAGGAAAGTCATAACGGGTTTGCATTTTTGTCTGTAGTAAGTTACTGTAAAATATAGTATAACTACTCCTGTCCAGATAGGGCTAACATAGGAGTAGAAAATGTTTAGAAAATTATTTAATAGAATAGTAGAAGCAAGAACAGAATCAGCTAGACGTAAGATTGCACGTTTGCAACTTTACAGAATGACTGACAGAGAACTACGAGACTTAGGAATAGGTAGATGTGATATAGAAAGGGTTTTACTAACAGGTAAAGCTCTTTGAAAAGCACAATAACTTCTTTAATGATACTAGGAGTACTTTGGGAGGAGGCTCGTGGACCCAGTTACAATAATCGGTGGAGCTACCGTAGCGTTCAATGCGTTGAAGAAAGGTTTCCAATTCGGAAAAGATCTTCAAGAAATGGGTGGTCAACTAAATCAGTGGGCTAGCAGCATGAGCGACCTATCCTACTTAGAGCAGAAAAACAAGAACCCCCCTTGGTGGAAATCATTAGGGGGTTCTGTTGAAGCAGAAGCTTTAGAAATATTTACTGCTAAAAAGAAAGCTCAAGCTATGAGGCAAGAACTAAAAGACTGGATCAGTTTTACGTATGGACCATCTGTTTGGGATGAGCTTGTAGCAACTGAGGGTAGAATACGTAAACAAAAGAAAGAACAAGAGTATCGTAAAGCAGAGATACAAGAAGCAATAATTACTTGGGGTATATCAGGTGTTATTCTTTTAGTAGGTGCAGGTACACTAGGTTTTATAATTTATATGGTGGCATAATGGCAAGAAACTTAACAGAAAAACAACAGAATTTCTTAGACGTATTGTTTGAAGAAGCTGGAGGTAATCTAGTTAAAGCTAGAAAACTTGCAGGTTATGCAGATGGAGTAGCTACAAAAGCTATTGCAGAGTCACTTAGCAGAAGAAATTGCAGACCTTACAAAGAAGTTTATTTCTTCGTCAGCAGTAAAAGCTGCATACTCAATGTTTGAGGTTATGAACAATCCTACAGACTTAGGTAATAAAGAAAAGATGGCAGCTGCTAAAGATGTTTTAGACCGTAGTGGTTTTATTAAAACAGAAAAAGTAGAAGTATCTGCAGCTAATCCACTATTTATATTACCACAGAAAGCTAATGAAGACGAATAGAACTTGGAAGTTACCCAAACCTGTATCGGTAGATGGTGAATATGAGTGGCAACCTGTTGTAAGAGTTGGTAGACATGTACCATTTGGGTATAGACAAGACCCTGATGATTGTGATATACTACTACCAATTCCAGAAGAGTTAGAGTTGTTTGAAAAAGCTAAGAAGTTTATAAAGCAATACAGTTACAGAGAAGTAGCAGCTTGGCTCAGTACTCAATCTGGAAAGATACATTTCACATGTAGGATTATACAAGAGGGTAAAAATTGAGCAACAACGTAAGAACGAAGCTTCAACTCAACGTTACCTCGCCCAAAGGTACAAAGAAGCGTTACAAAAAGCGGAAAAGCTTGAAACCCAAAGACTCGGTTACAGAGAAAGAGTTAGTTCCAGCCCAACCTAAGCCTGAAGAAATAGACTTTGAAAAAGCTAGAGAAGTTATCTTTGAGCCTAACCCTGGACCTCAAACTAGTTTTTTAGCGGCAACAGAACAAGAAGTTCTTTATGGAGGAGCAGCAGGTGGTGGTAAGTCTTATGCGATGGTTGCAGACCCAGTGCGGTACTTGGGGAATCCAAATGCACGAATGCTACTTGTTCGTAGGAGCACAGAAGAGCTTAGAGAACTTATATCAGTAAGTAAACAACTTTATCCCAAAGCTATACCTGGAATAAAGTTTATGGAAAGAGATAAGACTTGGGTAGCTCCATCAGGTGCTACATTGTGGATGTCCTACCTCGACAGAGAGGATGACGTTATGAGATACCAAGGTCAAGCCTTTAACTGGATTGGCTTTGATGAACTTACACAATGGCCTTCACCTTACGCATGGAATTATATGAGATCACGTCTCCGTACAACAAGGGCTTCAGGTTTGCCACTGTATATGAGAGCGACTAGCAACCCTGGAGGTCCTGGCCATCAGTGGGTAAAAAGAACGTTTATTGATCCTCAAGTGCCTAATAACTCGTTCCATGCTACTGATGAAAACGGAGAAGTGATACAGTGGCCTAAAGGTCACAGTCGAGAGGGTGAGCCTCTGTTCAAACGTAAGTTTATTCCTGCCACCCTTTTCGACAACCCTTATCTATCTGACGATGGTTTATACGAAGCCAATCTTCTGTCGTTACCTGAACATCAACGTAGACAACTACTCGAAGGTGATTGGGATATAAACGAAGGTGCAGCTTTTCCTGAGTTTAATAGGAACATACACGTAGTAGAGCCTTATGAGATACCTTCTAACTGGGTTCACTTTAGAGCTTGTGATTATGGTTATGGTTCATACACTGGCATTCTTTGGTTTACTATGGTTCCAGGATCTGAACAGCTAGTAGTATACAGAGAACTGTACGTATCAAAGGTCACAGCTACTGACCTAGCTGACATGGTACTAGAGATAGAAAATGAATCAGGAGAGAATATACGTTATGGAGTTCTTGACTCATCTCTTTGGCATAAACGTGGAGATACTGGCCCAAGCCTAGCAGAACAAATGATTTTAAAAGGTTGTCGTTGGAGACCTTCAGATAGATCAAGAGGCTCTCGTATAGCAGGTAAAAACGAACTGCATAGACGATTGCAGGTAGATGAATTTACGGAAGAACCTAAACTTGTGTTTTTTTCTAATTGCACTAATCTTATATCTCAGCTACCCTCTATTCCTTTAGATAAAAAGAATCCAGAAGATGTAGACACAAACGCAGAAGACCACTTGTATGATGCCTTAAGGTATGGTATAATGACTAGACCACGTAGTAACATATTTGATTTTGATCCTGCATCACAACGTACAGGTTTTCAAGCATCAGATCCCACATTTGGATACTAAGGAAATAAAATGGCAGAAGAAGATTTTGAAGAAATGATTATGGACATGGAAGAGACATCAGCAATAGAAGATGTTTCTGAAGAAGACTATAGAGATCCACTTACAGGTCACATTGTTCAGTTTGTCAAAGATAAATACAGTAAAGCTGATACAGCTAGACAACTAGATGAAGAACGTTGGATTCAAGCTTACAGAAACTATCGTGGTTTATATGGACCTGATGTACAGTTTACTTCTACAGAAAAATCTAGGGTATTTGTTAAAGTAACTAAAACAAAAGTTCTTGCAGCTTATGGTCAAATAGCAGAAGTATTATTTGGTGGTAATAAGATTTCCTATTAGTATTGACCCTACAACTTTACCAGATGGTGTACAAGATACAGTAAACTTTGAAACTAATCCTGAAGTACGTAAAAGCAATTACAAGCCTGAAGATATGGCAAACTTACTTCCAGGAGAAACTTACCAGAGTTTAAAGAAAGACTTGGTGCTTTAAAGAATGAATGTTAGAACCTGTAGAAGATGTAAAACCTAGAAGAAGGTCCAGGTCAAGTCCAAGTGCTATTACAATTTCATCCTGCTGAAGTTGCAGCTAAAAAGATGGAAAAGAAAATACATGACCAACTAGAAGAATCTCATGCAAAGAAACATCTACGTGCTGCTGCTTTTGAAACAGCACTTGTTTGGTACAGGGGTTATGAAAGGTCCATTTGCTATAGATAAAGAATATCCAAACTGGGATGAAGAGGGTAATTACTCTCCTATGTTTAAAACAAGTTCCACAAACTACATCTGTATCTATCTGGAACTTCTATCCAGATCCAGATGCAGCTACAATGGAAGAAGCAGAGTACGTTGTAGAACGTCACAAGATGTCACGTTCTCAAGTACGTGGCTTAAAGAATCGTCCTTATCTTCCGTGAAATGCTATTGATAATGCTCTACGACTTGGTGAAAGTCCTATCACTAAAGAGTGGTGGGAACACATCATGGAAGATAACTCAGAAGAAGATAAAGCTGAACGTTTTGAAGTTCTTAGAGTTCTGGGGTTTTGTAGATAAAGAAGTAATAGAAGATCAAGGGGTAGACATCCCTAAAGATTAGAAGATGCAGATCAGCTAAGTGTAAATATCTGGATTTGTAATGGGCAAGTGTTACGTCTTGTAATGAACCCATTTACTCCAGCTTATATTCCTTACTTTGCAGCTCCTTATGAGATGAATCCATACAGTATTTTTGGTGTAGGTATTGCTGAGAATATGGATGATACTCAAACACTAATGAATGGCTTTATGCGAATGGCAGTAGATAATGCAGCTTTGTCTGGTAATCTACTGATTGAGGTAGACGAGACTAATCTCGTCCCAGGGCAAGACCTCTCCGTGTATCCAGGAAAAGTGTTTAGGAGACAGGGAGGGGCGCCTGGTCAAGCTATCTTTGGAACTAAGTTTCCTAACGTAAGTAATGAGAACATGCAGATGTTCGATAAGGCAAGGGTATTAGCAGATGAATCAACTGGCTTTCCATCTTTCGCACATGGTCAAACAGGCGTACAAGGTGTGGGTCGTACTGCTTCTGGTATTTCCATGCTTATGTCTGCTGCCAACGGCAGCTATACGGAATGTAGTTAAGAACATAGATGACTATTTACTAGCTCCTTTAGGTAAAGCTTTCTTTAATTTTAATATGCAGTTTGACTTTGATACAGATATTAAAGGTGATCTTGGAGTAAAAGCTCGTGGTACAGAAAGTCTTATGGCTAATGAAGTACGTAGCCAACGCCTTATGCAATTTATGCAAGTTGTATCAAATCCTGCGCTTGCTCCATTTGCACGTATGGATTATATTGTACGTGAGATTGCTAAGTCTATGGATCTTGATCCAGATAAAGTTGGCAACAATATGGCACAAGCTGCGGTACAAGCTGAATATTAAAAAATTCCAAGCTGAGCTAATCCACCACCACCTCCACCACCAGGTGTCCACCACCAGGAGGCCCACAGGGAGCTCCTGCAGGGGCACAGGTACAGGATACCCAAGGTAGTGGGGGTGGCACTATAGGAACTGGAACAGCCCCTCAGCCAGGAGAACAGGGCTTCTCAGGTAATACTGGTCAACAACAGGTACAATGAAACTAATCGTGAACAATACTTTAAAACCTTTCGTAAACAATCCAGAGTTGTACAATCCATTTCTGGAAGAGATACAAAGTAGAATAGATAAGGTTCATAGACGACTTGAGCAACTTAACGATATAGAAGAAGTTTATCGTGCTCAAGGTGAAATACGTATGCTTAGATCAATGCTAAGACTTAGGGATGATATTAATGGCTAATACAGTAAAATAATTTGCCGAAGGAGGCGTAATGATAAGACCAGAACCAAGACCAGATATTGTTGACGTATCTCCTAGAGCAGAAGCAGGGGATCAGTTTTTTGTTGAAGAAGCTGAAAGAAATAAACCATTCCCTAATATTAAACCAAAACCAAGACCTAATTTAGATAAAGATAAAGGTCGTACTTATGACATTTATTCTGTAGAAATTGATGGAAGAGAGACAAATGTCATTGAGTTTAAAGATGGTTCAAGATTATCTATACCTCAAATAGAACAAATGTTTGAAGGATCTAAAAGTGCTACAGAATCAATCCCAGGAAAACAAACTACAAAAGAAATAATAAACTTTCTTGAAAGTAATAATCCTACAAGAGAAGAGTTTGTTAAACATTTTACTGCAAAAAGATTAAACAAAGGTGGAGCCATGATGGAAGAACAAATGCAGATGGCCTTTATGGATGAAGGTGGATTAAAAGATGATGGTATGGAAAAAGATCCAGTATCAGGTAATGAAGTTCCGTCAGGTTCTATGGCTAAAGAAGTGCGAGATGATATACCTGCACAGTTATCAGAAGGTGAATACGTAGTTCCTGCTGATGTTGTTCGTTACTATGGTGTAAAGTTTTTTGAAGATTTGCGAGAAAGAGCAAAAATAGGCTTGCAAGATATGGAAATGAATGGTAGAATAGGTGGTGAGCCAGTACCTGCAGGTGGTCCAGTAAATAACGAAGAGCTATCTCCAGAAGAAATGCAAGCTATACAAGAGATGATGGGTATGGCTGAAGGTGGTGCTGTAAACATGTACAAACAACAGCAAGAACTTTACACAGCTCCAAACCCTGCGATAGGTAATCCTATGCAAATGAACCAAGGTGGTCAAGTTAGTGGGTATGATCAAGCAGGAGCTGTAACTGCTAATCAACCTGCACCTGTTCCTGCACCTCCTGTTACTTCTGCTTCTGTTGAGCAAGATATGCTTCAAGCAGGTGCAGCAGCGCAATCAAGCAATTTTGGTGGGTTTCCTCTTGGAGCTACAATATTTCCTTCAGAAAAAACTGGTAAAACAATTTTAGAAACAATGGCAGAGCCAACACCTCAGACTGTAACTCTTTATAGTCCTAATTATCTTACCGACAATCAAACCATTACTTTGACTCTTCCAGCACAAGATGCTTTATACCAAGAGAAAATTGCAGAGGGTTATACTACACAACCACCTGTAGCTCCAGCTCCTTCATCAGGAGGAGGTGTTGATATACGACCACCTGCACCACCACCACCTGAAAAAATAGATTATACTACATACAAACCAGACGAATTACTAGAGGCTTTTGATAAAAATAGAAAAACACGTATGGCCTTGTTAGCTTTAGGTGCTGTTAATCCTGTTATTGCTTTGTTTGGCCAAGGTGCAACAAGAATGCAAGAAAAAGAAATAATAGCTGCAATGAAGGGTAGAGGTATGAAAATTCCAGAGGATGAGGGTGGTATTTTAAGTAATATTACAGACTTTGTCTCTGGTTTATTTGGTAAAGATAAAGAAGAAATAAAGAACACTGTAATAGACCAGTCTAGTGTAGTACCCACTAAGTCACCTAGACCAGGAGCTAAACCTAAACGAGCGTTAGATAATTTTAGAAAGTCTGAACAAAAAGAAGTAGATAAAGTAAGGGCTGCAAGAGAAAGAAGAAAGAAAAGAGGAACAACTGCTAAAGAAAAAGCAGCAGCTATGAAAGATGCAAGTTCTGGCGCAGGTGCATTTGCAGATAGAAGTGGAACATCTGCAGCAGATAGGGTTTAAGGTGGACTAATGACCAAAGGCAAAAAGAAATAATAAGGCTACTCAGCTTCGGCTGACCCCAACAGAAAAGGAAAAAATATGCCTGAATTAGCAGAAGTAGAAACACAAAAAACAGCAGGATTTGTTGACAGAGGTTACAATCACGAAAACGTAAACGTAGCCGAATGGAAGCTGAAGAAGAGGAGATCCGTAAACTTGAAGCTGAACAACGTGGAGAAGAAGACGAAGAACAGCAACCAGAAGAAGAAGCTTCCGAAAGAAAAAGAGGCCGATACAGAAGCTAAAGAAGAAACGTTATCTGCTGAAGAAAAATCTTTTAAAAAGCGATATGGTGATCTAAGACGGCATATGCAAGATAAAGAAAAGGAATGGGACGAAAAGTTTAAAGCCTTTGAAGAAACGATTAAAAAAGAATCTATTATACCACCTAAGTCTGATGAAGATATAGAACAGTGGGCAAAAGAATACCCAGATGTAGCAGGTATTGTAGAAACTATTGCTGCTAAAAAAGCTCAAGGAGATGTTTAGTAAAGCAGATGCTCGTACTAAAAGAGTTAGATGAAAGATTCAAACAGAGGCTGAAAGAACTAAAGCTGAAAATGTTATTCGTAAATCTCATGAAGACTTTGATGAGCTACGTGCATCAGATGAATTTCATAATTGGGTTGATGAGCAACCTAAGTGGGTACAAGATGCACTATATGAAAACTGCAGATGACCCTGCTTCTGTAGTACGTGTTATAGATCTTTATAAAGTAGATAAAGGTCTTACTAAAAGATGCAAAAAAGCAAAAGCTAAAGATGCAGCTTCTACTGTAACTAAACGTAGTAAAACACAAGTAGATGTAGAAGATGCAAATGACGCAATTCGTGAGTCAGAAGTTGCAAAAATGTCCGATAAAGAATTTGAAGAACGATCTGACGAAATTAACAAAGCTATCCGTTCGGGTAAATTTGTTTACGATGTATCTGGCAATGCTAGATAAGCTGTTGACAAATCAATTTTCAGCAGTATAACTATGGGTATATTGACAAAAGCCTCTTTTGACTACCTTTTGTCATACTCAAATTCATAAAAAGTCTAAACTAAGAAGAACTACCTGGACAAGTATAGGCCCAGTGGTATTCGGTAGGCCAACTCAATACTTACTGCACCCTAGAAAACGTAACAGCCTCTTTTAGATGTTTAGCTTTTAATTCAAGCCAAATATCAGGAGGATTTTATCATGGCTTTTACAACAGCAGGAGGATACGGTAACTTACCTAACGGTAACTTTTTCCAGTAATCTACTCCAAAAAAGTACAACTTGCATTCCGCAAGAGTACAGTATGTGGTGACATCACCAACTCAGATTATTTTGGGGAGATTAGCTGCCCAAGGTGATACGGTGAAAATCATCAAAGAACCTGAAATTTCAGTGAGCTCATATGCTCGTGGAACACAGGTCAATGCACAAGATCTTGACGATGAAGACTTTCTCTCTAGTCGTTGATAAAGCTAACTACTATGCTTTTAAAATTGACGATATTGAGGAAGCTCATTCACATGTCAATTTTATGGATCTTGCAACCAACCGTGCAGCATATCGTTTAGCTGATCAGCATGACCAAGAAGTTCTTGGCTATCTGTCAGGTTACAAACAGTCTGCTTTACACACCGATGCTGACACAGTTAATGACCAAGTAAATGGTTCAAAAGCTGTATCAACTGCAGGTTCAGACGAGTTGTTATCTTCAATGAAACTTATCAAAAGTCTTCATTTGGTAACATCACAACGTCTTCTGCAGGAGATCACTCAATTCCTGTAGCAGCACGTTTACCAGGTGCAACTGCACTACCAACAGCAACTGTTTCACCTGCGATGGTTGTATCTCGTATGAAACGTTTGTTAGATCAACAACAAGTTGATTCACAAGGTAGGTGGCTCGTAGTTGACCCAGTATTCATGGAAATCTTAGCCGATGAAGATTCACGTCTTCTTAAATGCTGATTACGGTGAATCAGGTGCTCTACGTAATGGTCTAGTACTGAACAACCTGCATGGCTTCCGTCTATACTTCCTCAAACCTTCCTCACGTAGGTACAGGTTCAGGAACTACAGGTTCTGCAAACCAAAACACTAACTATGGTGTTATCGTTGCTGGTCATGACTCAGCAGTAGCAACTGCCGAGCAGATCAGTAAGACTGAAACATATCGTGATCCTGACAGCTTTGCTGACATTGTTCGTGGTATGCATCTATACGGCAGAAAGATTCTTCGTCCAGAAGCAATCGTAACTGCTAAATATAACGCAGCGTAAGGGGAGATTGAATTATGGCTTTAGGTGATAATACACTTCAGTCTGCTCGGGGAGCCAATGCTAACCCAGGTAGAAAACCCTACATGGTTCAAACTGTTTTGAATCTAGCAACTGCTTTGTCTGACAAAGGTTCTGCTCTTGCAGCATCTGATGTCGTTCCAGTAATTGCTGTCAAAAAAGGAACTATGATTCTTAATGCAGGTATGGAAGTTGATACAGCTTCTGACGGTTCTACATTAACTCTAGATCTAGGAACAGGGGCTGATGCCGATTGTTTTGTAGATGGATTTGATGGAACATCTGCAGCAGGAGTTGTTACTCAAAACCCTGCGGCATTCCAACCATTAATGGCTGTAGCTGATGATAACATCGACATGACAATTGCAACATTGTCTGGTGGTGCTGTTACTACAGGCAAGATCCGAATTTGGGCATGGATGATGGATTGCACAGATATAGGTAATGACGGTACTGCTAATGAAGTAGATCGTGATGCACTTGCATAACTAACTTAAGGGGCAGGGCAACTTGCCCCTTTAAGCTTATCTAAGGGATTTTTTCATGGCAACTTATGTAACACTAGTTAATCAGCTTCTTGTTCGTCTAAACGAAGTAACGTTAGACACTGCAGGAGATGGCTTTGGTTCAGTACGTAATGTTCAAGCACTTGCTAAAGATGCTATTAATAACTCCATTAGAAATATAGTCCAAACAGGACAAGAGTTTCCTTTCCTAAAAACAACAAATACACAGACACTAACAGCAGGTACTAGGCAGTATGCCTTTCCTGCTAATTTTGCTTCTGTAGATTGGGATACTTTTTATATAAAGAAATTAGGATCTGTAGGTAATACACCTAGTTTTCTTCCTACTATATCATTTGAGGAATATACTCAAAGATTTCGTGGATTAGACGATGAGGGAGATGCAGGTTCTGGAATTTCAGCACCGCAACGTGTATATCAAACACTAGAAGCAAAGTTTGGTGTAACACCTGTTCCAGATAACAGTTATGAAGTAGAGTATGTATACTTTTCATTTCCTGACGATTTAACAGCTTTTAATGATGTTTCTGTAATACCTGATAGATTTAACCATGTACTTATTGATGGTGCTATGATGTACCTGATGAGATTTAGGTCTAATGATCAGAGTGCTGCTATGCATCAACAAAACTTTGAAAATGGTATAAGATCTATGAGACGAATACTTATGGATGATCCACTAGATGTTAGATCAACAGTAATACAGAGAAACAAATCATTTAGTAACACTATTAGCAGTATTGTATAATGCCAGATAATTTAGCTTCTTTTAAAGTCTACTGCGAAGGTGGACTAAATACGAATAGGGATGTGCTGTCTCAAGGTGAGAGACAACCTGGCTCTGCCACACTTCTTGTAAACTATGAACCTGCTGTTACTGGTGGTTACAGACGTATAAGCGGTTTTACTAATTCTTTTGGTACAGTGACAGGTACAGGAAATGTTTTAGGTGTTTGTGTAGCAGATGGTATTAATGACGGTATACTAGCTTGCAGAAAACCATCGTCAGGTAATAACTATCTACACAAATGGAATAACTCTAGCTCTTCTTGGACTGCAATAACTACTTCAGGTTCACCTACAATGGTAGGGGTAACAAAAGTTAGATTTACACGATATAATTTTAGTGGTTCAAAAGTAGTATTAACAGATGGTATAAATCCTGCAGCTACGTATGATGGAACTACATACACACAGATTACACATAATGATGCTCCTACTGACCCTAAGTTTTCTGCAATATTTCAAAATCATTTATTCTTAGCAGGTGATCCTGCACACCCAACTAAGCTCTTTTTTAGTGCTCCATTAGCAGAAACAAATTTTGCTGCTAATGATGGTGCAGGGGTTATAAATGTAGGTTTTCCAATAGTTGCTATTAAATCGTTTAGAAATGAATTATTTATATTTGGAACAACTCACATTAAAAAACTAGCAGGTACTGCACTAGCTAACTTTGTATTACAAACTGTTACAGATGATCTTGGTTGTTTAGCTTCAGATAGTGTAGTAGAAATAGCAGGTGATTTACTCTTTTTGTCTCAAGATGGCTTAAGGCCAATCTCAGGTACAGCTAAAATTGGTGACGTTAATCTTGAATCAATGTCAAAAAATATTCAGTCTATCTTTACAGACATTGTTTTTGATATTGACCTTGAAGGATTATCAAGTGTTATTATTCACCAAAAATCACAGGTAAGATTCTTTTTTGCAGCTACAGATTCTCAAGGTATTATTGCAGGGTTTAGGCAAAACAGTCAGTCTGGTCAATTAGGGTTTGAGTTTGGTCAGTTATTAGGGTTAGAGGCTACCTGTGCAGATAGTGGTTACATAGGTCAAAACGAATTTGTAATACATGGAGACAGTACAGGTAAAGTTCATAGGCAAGAGCAAGGTACTAGTTTTAATGGAACTGATATATTTAGTATCTTTCAAACTCCTTTTTATTATATGCAAGACCCAGAACAACGTAAAATATTTTACAATGTAGCTACATATTTACGTTCTGAGGGTGACAACGAACTAACAATGTCCGTGTTGTATGACTATGAAGACTTTAATACTTTAGGTCCAACTAACTTTATTTTAACAACACAGAATGCTGCAGCTTACTATAACGAAGCTTTATATAATAGCACAGCGGTATTTGACGGAAACCCTGCTCCTGTAAAACGTACAAATGTTTCAGGTTCAGGTAAGTCAGTAGCTTTTAAATATGTAACAAACGATACGAATGCATCACACAGTATCCAAGGTTTAGTGGTAACATTTGGGGTAGGAGACAGGTTATAACATGGCAGGTTATTCAAGACAATCAGCAGCAGATATTATCGCTAATGCGGTTATTAAAGCTGCACCAGTAAACGCAGAGTACAATGCTCTACGAGATGCGTTTCTTTTATCAGGTGGACACAAACATGATGGTAGTTCTACCGAAGGTGGTTACGTACCTCTGATAGCTGACAGTGATGCACTAAACAAAGTTGTTATAGATACTAGTAACAACCGTATAGGCTTCTTTAGTGAAGTGGGTGGAGCAGCAGTAGAGCAAGTACGTATCCAAGATGGTGCTATTGTTCCTGTAACTGATAATGATGTAGACCTTGGTTCATCAACACTCCAATTTAAAGATTTGTACATTGATGGTGTAGGCTATTTAGACTCCGTAGATATAGATGGCGGTTCAATAGATGGAGTAACAATAGGTGGATCATCTGCAGGTGCAGGAACATTTTCATCTTTAGTTGCTACTACAGCAGATATAAATGCAGGTACAATTGATAACGCAGTCATAGGTGGTAGTACAGCATCATCAGGTAGTTTTACTACAATAGCAGCATCAAGTAATGCTACTGTAGGTGGTACTCTTGGTGTTACAGGTAATGTTACAATGGGTGGTACATTAGCAGTAACTGGTACAACTGCTCTTACAGGTACAGCTACTATTACATCTGCTGACATTAACTCTGGCGCAATGGATAATACTACCATTGGTAACACAACGGCTGCTGCAGGTACATTTACTGATCTTACTTCTACAGGTACATCTACTCACGCTACTGTTGACATTAACGGTGGTGCAATTGATGGTGTCACTATAGGTGCAGCATCTGCAGGTGCAGGTACATTTACAGACTTAACAGCCTCTGGCACAACAACTGTAACTACTGCAGATATAAATGGCGGTAATATAGATGGTACAATTATTGGTGCTTCTAGTGCTGCAGCAGGTAGCTTTACAACTATATCGACAACTGGGCAAGCTACATTAGCAACTGCTGATATTAATGGTGGTAGCATTGACGGTGCTGTTATCGGTTCATCTAGCGCAGCAGCTATAACAGGTACAACTATTACAGGAACAAGTCTTGTAGGTACAGTTACAGGTAACGTCACAGGAGATCTAACAGGTGATGTCACTGGTGATGTAACAGGTGATCTTACAGGAAACGTAACTGCAGGTTCTGGTTCGTCTACGTTTAACAACGTAACTGTCAACGGAACACTGGACGTAACAGGTACAACAATTGCTAACGTTACTGATCCTAGTTCTGCACAAGATGCTGCTACTAAAAATTATGTTGACACAGAAGTAGCTGCACTTGTTGACTCTGCTCCAGGTACACTAGACACATTAAACGAACTAGCTGCAGCCCTAAATGATGATCCAAACTTCTCTACAACTATTACAAATAGTATAGCTACCAAGCTACCGCTTGCAGGTGGTACAATGAGTGGTGCTATAGCTATGGGTACATCTAAAATTACAGGCTTGGGTGATCCAACAGCAGATCAAGATGCGGCAACTAAAAAGTATACAACGGATACATTTTTACCGTTAGCAGGTGGTACTGTTACAGGTGCTATAGACATGGGCAGTAACAAAATCACTGCCAGTTATACTCCAAGTGCGAACACTGACCTCGCAACAAAAATATATGTCGATAATATTGCAGGGTCTGGAACTGCAGCCGCTGCTTCCGCAACTGCAGCCGCTTCAAGTGCAACAGCCGCTGCCTCCAGTGCTACTGCTGCAGCTTCATCTGCAACAGGAGCAGCTTCAAGTGCAACCTCTGCAGCAGCTAGCTTTGATTCTTTTGATGACAGATACCTTGGCGCAAAGTCATCAGCACCCTCTACGGACAACGATGGAGATGCTCTTCAGGTAGGAACTCTCTATTTTAATACTACTACAAACTCTATGCAGGTTTATGGTGGTTCTGGTTTTACTGCAGCAGGTTCATCTGTAAACGGAACTTCAAGTCGTAACACTTATACAGCTACTGCAGGTCAAACTTCTTTTGCAGCTACATACGATTCTGGTTTTGTAGATGTTTATCTTAATGGTGTAAAACTACTAGCAGGTACAGACTTTACTGCTACAAACGGTACTTCAGTTGTGTTAGCTTCTGGTGCTGCAGTAAATGATATAGTAGACATTGTAGCATACGGTACATTTACGCTATCTACTCATTATACTAAAACAGAAGCTGATGCTCTTTTAGCTACTAAACAACCTTATGCAACAATTGCAGTTACTGTTGTAAACTCTGGCGGTAACAAGTATGCTCTTGATGGAACAGTGCAGCAACTAGCTCAACTTAGACCCTCAATAACATATAGGTTTGATCAGTCAGATAGCAGCAACTCAGGACATCCACTGCGACTAAGTACAACTTCTAATGGTACACATGGTGGTGGTAGTGCATTCACTACAGGTGTAACAGCAGTAGGTACTCCAGGTTCTGCAGGAGCTTACACAGAAGTTAAACTAGAGCAAGATGCTCCAAATACTTTATATTACTATTGTACAAACCATAGTGGTATGGGTGGAGAGGTTGACGTAAATGCTAAACTACCTCTATCAGGTGGTACACTTACAGGTGGGCTAACTGGTACAACTGCTACGTTTACTGGTGATCTAACTGTAGATACAAGCACACTAAAGGTTGATAGCACCAACAATCGGGTGGGAATTGGCACGAGTTCTCCTAGCCGTCAATTAACTCTTTCACATACTAGTCAGGCTGAGATAGGTTTATTTAGTGGCTCAGACACTAGCGGTGGACTTATTTATCAAAACGCTAGTGAACAAAAAGTTCTTTTGGCAAACAGAGAAAGCGATGGTCATATTGCTTTTCAAACAGGTGGCACAACAGAACGTATGCGCATAGATAGCAGTGGTAATGTTGGGATTGGAGACTCAGCTCCAGTAAGTACGCTTGAAATATCTAAATCAGATCAAACCAACGGAACTACATTAACAATTACTAATGCGTTTTCTGGTGGTTCTTGGGCAGTAGATGACGTTATTGGATCTATAGACTTTAGGTCTGATGATGCTTCTTCTTCAGAGTTAACAAGAGGCCGAATACAAAGTGTTACTGATAATGTAACAGGGACTAATTGGTCTTATGGTACAGCGTTAACGTTTTCTACAGCATTTAATAATACGTTGTCGGAGAGGCTCAGGATAGACAGCAGCGGTAATGTTCTTTTAAAAACACTTGGTGCAGCCTTGCAGTGGAACAACGGTTATCAAACAATCACAGGCCAATCCACAGCAAACGATTTAACCTACCGCACCTACCAAAGCCACATCTTTAAAAATACTACTTCTGCAAGTTCTACAACCGATGGAACTGAGGTTATGCGCATAGATAGCAGCGGTAAAGTTGGGATTGGCACGAGTTCGCCTTCACGGAAACTATCCGTATATGACTCAAGCGCTCCATACCTTGCGTTGCAAAACTCTACCTCTGGAAGCACAAGCGGAGATGGTTTGCAGTTTCAGCTTGCTTCAGCCAACTCTTATTTGTGGAACTACGAAAACGGTTTTATGGCTTTTGCTACAAACAATGCAGAACGACTCCGCATCGACAGCAGCGGAAATTTTTTCCTAGGCAAGACAAGTGCTGCTCTTGGAACCGCAGGTCTTCAAGCGACATCTGGTGGGGCGGTAGTTGGAATAACCAGAGATGGGGGAGCTTCTTTCAACTTAAATCGTCTTACATCTGATGGCGAAATTATGGGATTTTTTAAAGATACCACACAAGTAGGTGGTATTGCATCTGTTAATGGTAACATTAAAGTGTCAGCCTACGGTGAAGAGTATGCTTCTTTATCAGGAACGTCTGTAACTATAGATTGTAGAGCAGGTAATAACTTTGCTTTAACTACATCAGGTAACACTACCTTCACATTTAGTAATGTGCCTACATCTGGTACAGCTTTTGGCTTTACACTTAAACTTACATCAGGTGGATCGCATACTATAGCGTACCCAAACACTGTAGACTTTGCAGGTGGTACAGCACCAGATGCTCCTGCTTCAGGTGAGACTGACGTGCTTGTATTTTATACAGTAGACGGTGGCACTAATTGGTACGGTGCTCTAGCAATTGACGCAGCAGGATAATAACGAATGAGTAACATTGCAAGAATGATGCAAAGGGCTACTGCAGGTGCAGGAGGTGCAGGGCTTGATGTAGATGAAGTTTTTAGCACGCATTTGTATAAAGGAACCTCAACATCAACAAATATTGTAAACGGCATTGACCTTACTGAAGGTGGTTTGGTTTGGACTAAGCCAAGAAACGCTTCTTCTAGACATGTTTGGATTGATACAGCAAGAGGAGTAGAAAAGTATATTGCAAGTAGTGATAACACTGCGGAAGCTACGCAAAGTGGCAATTCCTTAACTGCCTTTAATAATAATGGTTATACCATAGGTAATTGGGGCAGTATGAATAGCAGTTCTTACAACTACGTTAGTTGGACATTTCGGAAAGCTCCTAAGTTTTTTGATGTTGTAACATATACTGGGGATGGGACTACTGGAAGACAAATTTCTCATAGTTTAGATGCTACAGTAGGCATGATGATTTTGAAAAGAACAGATAGTTCTGGTTATTGGGGTGTTTACCACAGGTCTGGACACTTTTCTGCACCAGAAGATTATGTTCTTATTTTAGGCTCAACTTCTGCTCGTATTGATGAGCAAATGTTTATAAATGATACCGCCCCAACTACTACACATTTTACCGTAGGTGCTGCTGCTGCAAGTGGTGGTGATTTTAATTCAAATGGTGCAACTTTTGTAGCGTACTTATTCGCACACAACAATAATGACGGTGAGTTCGGCCCAGACAGTGACCAAGATATTATTAAATGTGGGAAATTTGAAGGGCTAGCTTCTACTCAAAATATTAACATAGGTTTTGAGCCTCAATGGGTTTTATTGAAGCAAAGTTCGGCAGGGACTAGCAGTAATTGGATAATTATAGATGCTATGCGTGGAATAGTATCAGGTGAAAATGATACTGAGCTAAGAGCCAACACATCTGATGCAGAGGCCACAAGTAGTAACTATTTAGAATTAACAGCCACAGGATTTACTATACCTTCTAATTCTCCATTTAATACATATGGCCCAGAGTGTATTTACATGGCAATACGCAGAGGCAGTCTAAATACACCAGAGGATGCGACTAAGGTTTTTGCTATGGACACTGGGGCTAATTCAACGCCCTCATTTAATGCAGGATTTACAATAGATTCAGCATTGGTTGGTAGAGTGGATAGTACAGACAAATGGTTTTTTACCCCAAGACTAACAGGTTCAAATTATTTAGACACGGCTACTAACTGCTGCTCAAGCCAGTAGTCCTGCTTTTGGTGGGTTTGATTATCAGACCAAGTATTATGGAGGTAACTTACCTAGTTCATATCAGGCATGGATGTGGAAAAGAGCACCAGGCTATTTCGATGTTTGTTGCTACAGCGGCACAACTACTGCACCAAGTTATCCACCTCAAACCTTAAATCATAATCTTGGTGCAGTAGTTGAAATGATGTGGATAAAATCTAGAAGCACAGGTGGAAACACTAATTATCCTTGGACAGTTTACCACAAGGATGTAGGGAATACTAAAGCATTATTTTTAAACACAACTGACGCTGCTTCAAGTGCTAGTATTTACTACTGGAATAATACTACTCCAACAAGCACACAGTTTACCGTTGGTGGTACTTTTGGCGTAAACGAATCTGGCGTAACCTACATAGCCTACCTTTTCGCTACCGTCCCAAATGTCAGTTGCGTTGGTTCAGTAACACACTCAGGAAGCTCTACAGACGTAGATTGTGGGTTCAGTTCAGGAGCTAGATTTGTTTTGCTGAAGCGAACTGACGCAACTGGAGATTGGTATATTTTGGATAGTGTGCGAGGCATAGTTTCTGGCAATGATCCTTACTTATTGCTAAACACAACAGCTGCCCAAGTTACTAACACTGATTACATTGATCCATTATCATCAGGTTTTCAAATCACAGGTGATTTCAATGACGGTGACTATATTTTCTACGCAATCGCATAACAATCAACTGACAAAAAGGAGTATCAACTAATGTCAGAATATCGTGAAAGAAAAACAGGCGAAGTTAAAAGCCAAGGTGAGTGGAGAGCAGCCTTTAAGAATATGTCTCTTCCAAAAGTGTGGAACAGTAACGTCTGTGACGCAATGAATATTGATCCAGTGCTAGCATCTCCTGCTGCTACAACAACAGCATATCAAACAAGTGTGCGTGATGGTGTAGAGCAAGACAGTAAAGGCAACTGGGTTGAGAAGTACGTAGCTAAAGATATGTTTGCTGATACCACAGATGATGATGGTAAGAAGACTACTAAAGCAGAGCACGAGAAAGCTTATCAGGATGCAATAGATGCTAACATTGCTGAACAGTATCGTGGTATGCGTAATATTAAACTGGTTGAAACAGACTGGACTGCTATGTCAGATGTCACTATGGCAGACAACATGAAAACCTACAGACAGGCTTTACGTGATCTACCAACTCATAAAAACTGGCCTAACCTAGAAGATTCTGACTGGCCTACAAAACCATAACACAAAAAAGGACTTTAACTTATGACTAGAGCAAGAGATTTAGCTGACTATATTTCAACAGGTGTTTCAGACACTGAGCTTGATGTATTGGACGGTGTTACAGCAGGTACTGTTACAGCATCTAAGGCTCTAGTCGTAGATGCAAACAAAGATGTAGCAAGTCTTAGAAATATTACAGCAACAGGAACTGTTACAGGTAATGTAACTGGAAATGTAACAGGTAACGTTACTGGTAACGTGTCAGGATCATCTGGTTCTACAACAGGTAACGCAGCTACTGCAACAACAGCAGGTACAGTTACAACGGCTGCACAAACTAACATCACATCACTAGGTACACTAACGACTCTTACTGTAGATGACATCACAATCAATGGGTCAACCATATCTGATGCAGGTGATCTAGATTTTGATATAGGGGGTGATTTAAATATAGACGTTGATGGTGGTGATGTACGATTAAAAGATGGTGGTACTCAGTTTGCCAGTTTGTACAAGAGTGGTAATAATTTTGGTATATATAACCCCATTTCAGATGGAGACTTATTGTTTCAAGGAAAAGATGGTAGTTCATTTTTTACTGCCCTCACCGTTGATATGTCAGCAGCAGGAGCAGCTACGTTTAATGCAGGAGCTACATTTGGTGGCACTGTTACTGTATCTGAAGATACAGATGCTTCTGCTATAATAGGTCGTGCACATGTTGGTTATGTGGGTCATAGTGATTGGGCAGGTTTTAGTCATGTAGATACTGATAGTCAAACTAGCTATGCTTTACTTCAAAACCCATCAGGTTCAACGAGAGTAAACTCTGCTTCTGGACAAAGCACACTTCTTACAATTGGTAATAGTACTGTTGCTACAGTAAGCTCTTCAGCAGCTACGTTTAATTCATCAGTGCTGCTTTCTGGAACAGGTGGTCTTACGACAACAGGTGGAAATAACCTGACTGTATCTGGCTCTGTGGCAGACCATGCAGGATTAATTTTTGCAACCCATGCTATTTTACCTGCCGAAGCAGGAGCAGAAGCCTCAGCTAATGTCATTGATCTTGGTGCTAATGGTAATGAATTTAAGAGTTTATATTTAAACACAAGCATTGTTACTGATTCGGATCTTACTGTAGATGTTGGTGGAAACATCGTTTTAGATGCAGATGGTGGGGGAATTTATTTTAAAGATGCAGGAACAACTGTAGGTTTCTTTCAGAATGACGGTGGGGATTTCAGGATGCTATCCTCTGCGTCTGATAAAGATATTAAATTTTTAGGAAACGATGGTGGATCAACTATAACTGCTCTTACCCTTGATATGTCAGAAGCAGGTAAGGCTACATTCAACAGTGATATAGTTGCTCCACGTTTTGTTGACTCAGATAACTCAGGCTATTATGTTGATCCTTATTCTACATCTGTTTTAGCTTATGCCTACCTACAACAATCTTACGGTTTTAATACTGCTTTATCTGGTACAACACCAACAATAAACGCAGGGCAGTTTAATAGTTTTAGTTTAACTACTTCAGGTAACACTACATTTACTTTTAGTGTAAATGGTGTAAGCACTGGCTATCTAATAGGTTTTACTCTACAACTTACAGCAGGCGGAACTCACACGATAACATATCCAAACTCTGTAGATTTTGCAGGGGGTTCAGCCCCAGATGCCCCCGCATCAGGTGAGACTGACATACTTGTTTTTATTACAAGAGACGGTGGAACAACTTGGTATGGCGCATTAGCTATTGACGCAGCAGCATAAGTATGCTAACATAGGAGAAAATTATGGTAACACCAACAACAGCCAAAGGATAACCTTGGGCATAATATCTTAACAAAGGAGAAATCAAATGGTAGAGAAACAAACAAAAACCATTACAATCAATGATAAAGAGTATACTGAAGATCAACTAACAGATCAACAAAAAATAATCATCAATCACCTTACTGATTTAGACAGAAAGATAGGATCAACACAGTTTAACCTTGATCAACTTAATGTAGGTAAAAATGCATTTATGAGTATGTTAAATGAGTCACTTGAAGAAGAGTCAGATTCTACTGAAGAGTAGTTAATAATAATTTTTAAAGTAAACTGAAAGTTGTATAATGATAAGTAATAAACTTATGATGTTAGCTGCGGCAGGGGCAGGGGGTAGTGATAGTTATTGGTATGTTAAAACATCTGCTAACAATACTGGAAATGGTAATATAATTCCTGGTGGATTAGATGTTGACAGTAGTGGTAATATATACTCTGTTGCGACTGTTATTAATGACAGTCGTGATGTGATGATCTTAAAAAAAGTTCAAGACGGTGCTACACCTACTATTACTGATCGAGTAACATGTCATAATCATATACCTTATTCCAACAGTTATGCAGATTGCCAGTACGGCTATAAAAACTGTCAATTATTTGATAATGAAACTAAATTACATATTGACGGTTTTGGCCCAGGTCCGTATGGCTATACTGAATATAAATTATATAGATATAACACAAATTTAACACAAAATAATTTATTTTTTGATTCTAATTATAATTACTATGCTTGTGGACATTCTGCGTTTTCTAACGGTCAGTCTAGTTCTAGTTACAGTAACAGACTTTATCCTGTAGGAGCTGGTAGTGCTCCATATTATTGTAATACAACTAGTTCTGTTAGGGAAAATGGCGATGTTTGGTTACAAGGCTATGATCAGTACTATTCATATATAGGTGCTTTAATTAAAGGAAGTACTAGATTAACTAATATTTACAACAACCATCAAGCAGGATGTCATCAAGTAGGTAGCAGCAGCTTTCGTCACGATTCAGCAGGACATTGTATAGTTGTAGATAATGATGATGATCATGTATATTGGGCAGGTGCTGTTGCTAATTCAGGCCCACCTAATTATTATAGTGCTTTCCCTTTTGTGTGTTCTGCTAGATGGGATTCTACTAATGGAATAATGACTTATAACTCAAACATGCAATATCCAGTAACTCCAGGGGGAACTGGTTTGTCTGGTGGTAATAGGTACAGTGGAAATACGATAACTATTAGTCCTGTTGCAGACGCTAATGGAGATAAATGGGTATTTGCAGCATGGCTTGTAAATTATAGTTATTATAGGGGAATTTACTATTTAAGGTTAAAAATTACTAGTTCAGGAAAAACAGTGCAGTCTGCGTTTAATGAAATAACTGGTATAAGTACAAGTGATGATAAAAGAGTGTGGGATTCTGTTATTGACTCTCAAGAAAATTATTATATAATTTTTAATGTTAATGACGGTCAATTAGTTTTATGGAAGTATAATTCTTCTGGCACTTATGAATGGAGCCGTACATTTAGTTATAGTGGAGCTAGTGGTTCTAATGCCTATGATTTTTGTGATCATTGTTCAGGCGGTGCAGATACAGGTTATTTTTCTACATCATTACAAGTAGATAGCAATGATAATATTTATATACATACTGGTACAATGACACCCTCTTCAGGCACTCAACCTTTTTTAATAAAGTATCCAAGTGACGGTTCTTTAACAGGTAATTTTGGTGATCTATCAATTACTTCAAATGGACCTTACCCTAGTAGTAATCTTTCTTGGTCAACTGTTAGTGGAGCTAGTTTATATACACCTAATTTTGGTACTTCTGCGTATAAAAATAATACAGCAGCAAGTAATTTTATAGGTAGTAGTTGGGGCATAAGATCAGGTGTTTATAACACTAATAGTAGAGCTAGTTCAAATAGTTCTCAAATTATATCGTAGAATAAACTTTTTTAAAGGATTAAACTAATGAGCGATTATCGTGAAAGAAAAACTGGTGAGATTAAATCTCAAGGAGAGTGGCGTAGACACTTTTCAAATATGTCACTACCTAATGCTTGGAATAGTGATATAGAAAATACATTAAATCTAGACCCTGTACATTATGAATTTGCCCCAAAAACAGATAAGTATAAAGTGGCTGTAATTGACGGTGCTGAAAAAAATTCAGACGGTCAATGGGTCACTAAATGGACCATTGTAGATATGTTTAAAGAATATACGGATGAGGATGGTAATACTGTAACTGTAGAACAACAAATAAAAAATGAAGAAGCTAGAGAGCTTGAAATTATTACAGAGGCAGCAAGGGAAAGACGAAATCATTTTTTAGAGTTAACAGATTGGTGGTCTGTAAGTGATCTTACTATGACTGCTGAACAAAAAACTTATCGTCAGACACTAAGAGATTTACCAACACATTCTAACTGGCCTCATCTAAAAGAAGATGACTGGCCTTCGAAGGAGCAAATAAAATTGCTGTCTAAGAAAACATAAGCCATAGATAATTTAATATGGCTGACATCAAACTGACTCCAGAAGAAATAGAATCAATGCTAGACAACGCAGCTAGGCGTGGTGCTAAAGAGGCACTACGTTCTATTGGGTTACTTGATGATGATGCTGCTAGAGATATTATAGAAATGAGAAGTTTACTGGAGGCATGGAGAGACACACGTAAGTCTGTCTGGTCAACTGTAGTTAAATTAACCACTGTCGCACTGCTGACATTTATTGCAGGTGCAGTGTGGATGACAATGGGTAAATAAGGGATAAGACATGGCAGAACTAAGTCAAACAGAAAAAGTACTTATGGATAAATTTGGTTGGGAAGACCGAGGTGATGGAACTCTTCTTGCACCTACAGGTAAAGTCTATGACCATGAGGCAGGTAGTACATTTGAAGAACGTCATGGACTAGGTGCAGACTACACTCCTGTATCTCCAGAACCTACACCAGAACCACAACCTGCTCCTGCAGACAGTGTCACAGAGACTACACCATCTAGTGTAGATGTTACACCTGATTCACCATCAACTTCTCCTCAAAATGAGGCAGTTATTACTTCAGGTACTATTGACGTTCCTACAATGCACGTAGAGTTTGAACGTGACGCAGATGGTAATATTGTTCAAGATGCAGATGGTAAAAACGTTGTAACTTCTTTTGGTGTTAAATATGCAGATGGTACTATTAGTTATACAGGTGCAGGTTCAGAAGGTGTGTTTGAAGCTTCTAGACAACGTTCTCAGGCACTAGAGTATAATAAGTATATAAATGATAATCGTACCCGTGATGATTTTGAAACAGATTCAGACTATAACCATTTTATAACTACTAAAAACGTAAGATTAGGTCAAGGTTCTTACAGAATGATAGGTGGTCTAGATGGGCAATCAACTTTACTAGGTCCAGGTGGTATTGAAATTGCATCGGGAGATGCTGCCTCTATTAAACAAAGTTACAGAGACGAAAGTAATAAACTTAATCTAGCATTAGCAGCTTCTCAACGTACTACTCGTGTTACTGAATACGGATTACGTTACATGGTTGAAAACAATCCAAACATTAATACGACAGAGGAAGCTTATCAAAAAATATACGCTAGCTACGTAAGTAATCGTAAGCAACTATCTAACATAGTAAATGGATGGACTCAAAAAGCCAAAGATCAAAATTTAATGGTAGACGGAAATGTACCTTGGTCTTTACCTTTTATACCTAGTGATGCTACAGCTGAACCTATGGATTTTAATGCGTTTAAAACTAATTTTACTTTTCCAGATGACGCTAAGTTTGCTACATATGAAGATTTTGTAGATGAAGTAACTCGTCAAACAGGGGGAACTATAGCTGAACCTAAGCCATCTACACCTGAAGATGCTTCAACTGCACCTCCACCACCTCAAGCTTCAACACCTCCACCAATTGCTCAACCCCCTGTAGCTACAGGTGGAGGGCAACCTATTGGAGATAGCACTACTACTAAAACAGGTGGTTTTGCTCAACCATTTGTACAAACCCCTAAAGCTGTTACAACGGAAACTACACCTTTTCAAACAGTGGCAGGTGTTTATCCTACAACAGGATCTGCAACTGCAGGAACTATAAGTACCCCCTTAACAGGGACTTCAACACTTTCTGCAATACCAGCAACTACTACTGTTTATGATAACTATACTGGAACTACTATGCCTAATCTTATAAGTCAATCACAAGGGGGTTATGGTGGACAAGTGCAATATAAAAATTTACAAACAGGTCAAACTATGATGATTAGTGTAGATGCAAATGGTACTCCTTTACAGTATGTACCGCCTGGATATACAAAAGTTGTTACAACAATGTCAGAAGGTGGAGATGTACAACTAGCTAGAAAATTCTTAGGGTTTGATGGACCGTCTTCTCAACTAGAAAACTTTTTAAACTCTAGTCCTGCATTAGCTGCTCGTATGGGTAAATATAGACAGGCTATGGCATCTATGTCGCCAATGCGAATGGGTGCAGACGATGGTACTGATGTTAGCGGTGCTAACTTACCTTCCGTTAATGCTGCATCCAACGTTAATCCTGCTGTTGGTTCTACTCTTTACAAAGAAACTCCTGTAGATGGAACATCTCTTGAACAATTTCAAAAGATGCAGCAAAATTTGATTACTCAAACTATGCAACCAATGCAAGCAAATATAGCTCAAATTCAACCTGAAACAGCTGACTTTATAGGCAGTACTGCAGGTAAAACTATAGACTTAGCTCCTGTAAAAGAAGCTGCTAAAGTAACTAATGTTACTCAAGCAGGTCTACCCAAAGTGTCTCCTGTTACAACAATGACTCCTGCAACAGTAACACCAGGAATACAAACTTTAACTGGTGCTGTAACTCCTGTTACAGGAACTTTAGGTACACAGGCACAAGTAGATGCTGCACAGCAGGTAGGAACTTCTGTATCAGGTGTTGAGGTAGCTCAAGGTACAGCAATTAAAGTAGACGGACCAGAAGCTAGAAAACTACAGACTGATCCTGTTACAGGTGAAAGTGAAATAATATCTGGTGTTGCTAACGCACAGACTGCTGCTGCATTTACTGAAGCAAAACAACATGCTGAAGCTACACCAAGTAAAAAGGCTACGGTTGCAGGTCAGTTAGAAGGACTTATGGCTCAGTTTGAGGGTGGTAATACACCTTCTTGGGCTGCAGGAGCTATGAGATTAGCTACAGCACAGATGGCTGCTCGTGGTTTAGGTGCATCTTCAATGGCAGGTCAGGCTATTATACAAGCTGCAATGGAGGCTGCACTACCTATAGCTCAAATAGATGCACAAACTCAAGCACAGTTTGAAGGTCAGAACTTGTCAAATAGACAACAACGTGCTATGCTTTCTGCACAACAAAGAGCACAGTTTATGGGAATGGAGTTTGATCAAGCATTTCAATCTCGTGTTCAAAATGCATCTAAACTAGCAGATATTGCTAATATGAATTTTACTGCTGAACAACAGATAGCCTTAGAAAATTCTCGTGCAGCAAACACTATGGAATTGACTAACGTTTCTAATAAACAAGCTAAAGTTTTAGCTGAGGCTGCTGCACTAGCTAATCTAGATATGGCTAATCTGAGCAACCGTCAACAAGCTGCTGTACAAAATGCACAGAGTTTTTTACAGATGGATATGACTAATTTATCTAATGAACAGCAAACTGAATTATTTAAAGCACAACAAAATATTCAAGCATTATTTACAGACCAAGCTGTAGAAAATGCAGCTACACAGTTTAATGCTACAAGTGAAAATCAGACAAATCAATTTTTTGCTAGTTTATCTACGCAAGTAGGTCAATTTAATTCGGCGCAAGAAAATGCTATGAACCAATTTAATGTAAATGCTGTAAATGCATTACGTCAATTTAATGGTGAAGTACAGCAACAGAGAGATTTGTTTAATGCGCAAAACGGTCTTGTCGTAGCTCAAGCTAATGCCCAGTGGAGACAGAATTTAGCTACAGTTAATACTGCTGCACAGAATGAAAGCAATATGAATATGGCTAAAACTTTAAATGCGCTAAGTGCTAAAAATTTAGATGAAATTTGGCAACGTGAACGTGATATTATGAACTTTGCGTTTGCTTCTGACGAAGCTGCTATGGACAGATCATTAAGAATTATTCTTGGTGATAAAGAGTTATCGGCTGCAAGAATGCAACTTAAAGAAGCTAAAGATGCTTCTAATACAAAATTAGCTGCAAGATTTTTATTTGGTACAAGTCCAGATGGTATACTAAGTTTTCTAGGTTAGAGGTAAAAAATGTACTATAAACAAAACTATAAAAATATTATAAAAGCTGTTGAAATGGGTTTAACTCCCAAGCAAGCTTTAGTAGACCCTAAAAAAATGCAGGGTCTTGCAAGGCCGTCTACTGTTGAACAAGTTGGATCAAATACCAATAAAAAATCTACAAGTCAAAGATTGTTAGATAGAATGAAAGAAGTTAGAGAAAATAATAAAAGTATGCTAGAACGAGCACAAAGCGTGAAGGCTAATAAAGATGGAGGTCTTACGTAATGTTAACATTTGAAAGAGCTATACCAGGACAGTCTTTAACTGCAGAGCCTAAAGGTCAAGCTTATGAAAGACCTCCAGAAATAGTTGATCCTATAGAAGCTCTTGATGCACATATAGATAATCTTTCTGCTGATGGTGCTATGGAAGATGCATTATATTTTTTAGAGTTTGGGGTAGACTTGGTAACACTTGTAGAAGGAATGCTTCGTGGTGCTGTTATGGAAGGTATACACAGTGTTGATGTAAGTCTTGTTATTGCACCTGTGCTTCACGAGTATATAAAAGGTTTTGCTGAAGTAGCTAAGATAGACTATGAAGAAGGTTTTGAAAACAAAGAGGTTGATAAAAACTTATCTTATGGACGTGATGTAGCTCGTGCTAATAAGATGTTAAAAGAGTTAGAAAAAGAACAAGGTGAAATTCCTGCTCCAGAACCTATAGAAGAAACAAAACCAGAGATTGAAGAAAAAGAACCAGTTAAAACTGGTCTAATGGCGAGGGCATAACAATGGGATTTAGTTCTATAGGATTTAATGATTACATTGACGAGATGTTAGAAAAGAAAGAAAAAGAAGATGATCAGGCTTTAGAAAGACAGGATAAATTGTTTGCATTAAGCTTGCAGTATGAAGGAAATAAAGCTAAGTCTAGAACAAGTGATAAATACCTTAAAGCTGTAAACTCAAGTATGAACTTACGTAAAAATCTTTTAAATTCTGAATTAACTACAGAAGATTTAGAGTTTTTTAAACCTATACTAGAAGATCCTTTTGCTGCTTCTTTTGTAGAAGATTTTATAGCAGAACGAGCAAAGCAAGGTTTAACTATAACATATTCTATGATACCTAACATGATGAATATTATAACATCTAATGCACCTCAACAAGAAAAAATAGATTTTATGGAGAGAATTACAGGGACAGATTTTTCTGGAAAAGAAGGTAGAAATAACTACGAAAAAATTGCTAGGGAAATAGTTTCTGCTCCAACTGAAATTCAACAGACACTGTTTGTTAATCCAAAACCAGGTATGAATATAAACATTAAAAATAGAGATGCTTACAATAAAGAGATGGTTAAAAAAGTTGAAACTCAAGTAATGCCTTTAGCAACATTAATGAGAGATAATTTACTCAGTAAAAAAACAGCGGGAACATTAACTGAACAAGAAAATAGAGATTTAATAAACTTACAATCAAATGTATTAAAAGTTAGAGATGGTGGGATTGGTTCCGATGTTGCCTTACAAAGATTAATACAAACAGTTGGGTATACTAAAGAGTCTTTTGACCAACTTACAGAACGTTATCCAATGGATTTTGTCGGGTGGGAAGGTAATCCATTTTTATCAAGTTTGCCTAACCTATTTCCTGATTTAGATTAAGGTTATTAGATAATGCAAGTTACTATACAAGATCTAAGGGATAATTACCCTCAATATGTAGATCTAACAGATGAAGAGTTAGCTGAAAAGTATTCTGCAAAGACTGGTATGCAGGTTATGTTTCCTAATTCTGAGCCGACAACAGTGGAAGGTTTACTACCTGAAGCTGGAACATATTCTCAAGACGATATGGTAGATGACTCTATATACCCCTTTGTTGAAGAGTTTATGTTAGATAGGTATGGAACTCAGTCTGTAAAAGATAGATCAAGAGAAGATGTTGTAGATATGTATCTCAACAATCGTAGAGGTGTGTCTGTAGGAAATACTGTACGTGGTCTGTCAGAGATGGACTACATAAATAATATACAGGATAATCCTGATAAAACTGCAAGGGCAGCGGCTGCTTACAAGCTTTATGAAAATATGGCACCTTTATATAGTAAAGAAACTGACTTTGGTGAAAAAGTAGAAGGTACTGTAGATTTTATAAGAAGTGCTATACTTGACCCATCAAATCTATTAGCTGGATTTTTAGGTAGAGCTGCAGCAGGTGGCTCTATTCGTGTTGGTACAGAAGTAGCTAAACGAGCTGCACTAGATGGAATGAAGAAGCAGCCTACTAAACAACTAGAGAAAACAGTTAGTAGAAAAATATTTGCTGATGGTTTAGAAACTGCACGTAAAGTAAGTAAACAAAAAATAAACGACTATGCACAACAAACTTTAGGTAAAACTGCTAAACAACGCTTACTAACTAAGTCAGCAATTGCTGAGGTAGTTACTGTTGCATCTGTAGATGCTGCAATAGGCACTGGTATGGAGTATCTATATCAGGATGGTCTTGTTGATGTTGATGCACAAGAAGATATAAACTATTGGTCAGTTGGTATAGCTGCACTTGGTGGTATAGTTCTTGGTGGATTACAGGTAGGCTTTATTGCAAGGCGTGGTAAATCAGACACTGCAGTACAAACTGTAGAGTTACCTGAACCAGAGTCTGAAGGTTTTCTTTCTGAAGCATCTAAAGCAATAGGAAAATATCTAGAGCAAGATATTGTACCTATAGGACCAGAGTGGAAATCTAAAGTAGAAGGTGGGTATACACTTGCAAAAAATATGAATTTACAAAAAGGGGATACACCTTTTTCAGCAGATTTTGCAAAAACATTATTGCTAGGTCATACTAAAGACGACAAAGTTGTTTTTAAAGGTATGACACAAATAGCATATGAAAAAGGTTTCGTTTGGGCAAAACGTTTTGAGGGTGATCGTTTTACTAACTGGATGGCTGATATAATCGCAGATGTAGGTGATAAAGAAGCTAGAACCTATTTAAAATCTATAGAAAAAGCCATAGGTAATAAAATTACTATAAGAGGTGATGATGGTAAAATAATACCTCGTAATAAAGTTACTGGTAAAGATATTGGAGATATACTTGCATTTAAATTATCTGAAGCAGGTGCAACCCTTGGGGCAGCAGGTCAGTCAGCAAAACAACTAGGTTTATCAATAAGTGATCTAGAGTTAAAAGATCTATATGAGTCTGCCATAGATGCAGGTTTTGTAAAAACTAAAAAGAAGTCTAAAGAACCAAGTATAGTATCTGAGTCGTTTACAAAAAATCAAAACAGATTAATTAGACTTTTAGTTTCTCATCCATCTACAAGTGCTCTTAATGTTATTGGTTGGGGCGCTAATACAGCATTACAAAGTGTATCTGACATAACTCTATCTTTGTTACTAGCAGGAAGGGGTACTATACAAAAACTTTTAGGTAATGTAGAAAAAGGTGCTAAAACACAGCAGTTAGCTACAAACTTAATAAAAGCAAATGCACAAAGAGTTTCTTTTTTATTCGATCCTGATATGACTTATACAGCTTTTGAATCTGCTTTACAAAGAAACTCAAATGCCCTAGAAAAATTAAATAGTATTCTTCCTGGAGGTGTAGAAGGAACTAATAGGTTATTGACAGATGGTAAGTTTAGTGCTGATCAAAAACTTTTAGGTATGAAGACTGATGCAAAGATTGATTTTATACAAAAGTTAACTCTCGTACAAGCTCAAGATCTTTACACAAAGTCTCAAGAATTTTTATTTCAAATGGATAAAAAACTTAGGATGGCTACAGGTAAAGGTTGGAATGAATTTTATAGATCACCCGATGCTGCCAAGTATATGGCTACTAAAGAGTATCGTAATATTGAAGCCAGTGCAGTTGACGATACTTTAGAAGCTATCTTTTCTAAGTCTTATAAAGGAAGAGGTACAATAGGTACACTAGCAGGTTATTTAGAAGACGCTAGAAACTTTCCTATTTTAGGTATGGCTATACCTTTTGGTAGATTTTTTAATAACACTATAGCTTTTATGGGAAAGAATACTCCTGGTCTAAACATGGTGTTAAGAGGAGCTGGATACTATGATAGTATGGCAAAAGGTGAAGCATTTTCTAGGAGTTTAGTCAATGCAGGTATTCTTTATACACTTTCTAATCAAGAAATAGAAAACGTTAAAGAAGGACTTCCTGTGTATACTGCAATAGATCCAATGTCAGGACAGCTGTTAGATCAAAAATACGACTTTCCAGTATCAGCCTATAGAATGGGTGCTAGAATACTTGCATTAAGTCGTATGGGTGAGAGTCAACAGGCAATGACCATGTTTGGTCAGTTTTCTGAAGATTTTGGTGCCTCTGGTTTATTAAGAAACTTAGATACAGCTCAGAGAGATACACTAGAAGCTATAAAATTTATGATTGATCCTGAAAGACGTGACATGATTAAAGGTGCAGAAATTGCTGGAACAACTCTTGCAAGTCAATTTGTAAATCCAATACTTAGACCTATTGAGCCTTTAAATATTATAGTTGGAATTGCTGCAGGACCAGACGCAGCTCCTATAGATAGAAAACAAAACAATAAACTTGTTAATAATGCATTTAGATACATAGATAATATTATACCTTTATTTACAGGAGAACGTTTAGCAGAACCTAAACAAACTGCTGCAGGTGGTAAAGCTGATATACAGACTACAAAAATGTTAGGTGCAAGAACTATTAATCTGACTGATACTAAAAGAGTTATGGCTAGAATGGGTTTAAGAGACTTTACACTAGACTTAGACAAAAAAGTAAAAGACCTAGCTCCAGCTGCAGCTAATACTTATCACGGTATCTTTCACGATATAATTGAAGCTGAGTCTAGTTTACTGTTAGAGTCTACTTGGTTTGAAAGTTTACCTCAAGAAGAAAAACTTGGGCATTGGCGTAGAGAAGTTTTACCTAGAACAAAAGAATTATCTAAATCTTTTTTAAGACTTCAATCTTCTGGACCTGATGATGTTACAAACCAACAGTTTGAAATAGCTGATAAATATGATAAAAAAGATATTTCAAAAGGTCTAAAAGAATTAAATTTAGATGACTTTGATGAGTTAGAGTACGAAGAATTATTTATATTAGAGAGGTTTTTAGAGACGCAGGAAGATTTACAAGATCTTTCAACACAGATGCAAAGATTTGGGGGTTAAACAAAAGGGGGCTAAACGCCCCCTCTTTTTTTTATATATCATCATCTAACATATAGTCTGCCCAATCAAACGATGCCTTTTTAATCTCTTCCATTCGCCAAGTCTGTCTACCTGCTGCAATAAAACCACCCATAGCTTGACCTGCTAAATATAATCTAGGTGATAACTCCTTGACAGTCGAAGGTTTACGTTTTTGTTTAGCAAACTTTTTAGCTTCTTCTTCGAGACTCTTTGTCAAGTACTTGCTCCTTGTTTTTGAAGTAGGCTTTGTTAAAGCCAAACTCCCAGTCCCTATGATCCTTACTGTTTTGAACATAGGGGTTAACTAAGTTTCCTACTAGGAAACCTCTATAGCCTTGATTGAAAGGTTTAGCTACTTTCGCTTTTGTAGTTGGACCAGTGCGCTTAAATACCATTGTGCTTTCTCCAAATCTTGAACGCCATTTTTATATCGCCATCTGTGAAGGTACTTTGCAATATTACCTCTATAGTAACCTATTAACTCCTCATCTGTCAAGAAGTCTTCTATATACTTTATGCATTCTATCGTACCTTGACCATAGTGTTGAGGCTTACTCACTGGATCATAGTCATTACCCATAGTTAAAGTAGTAGGACTGTCTGAGTCTACAGTTATTGTAGATAAAGCATCATCAAGATTTATCATAATATTATTAACTCCGCATCTGTAAATGGAATGTGAAAGAACAGTTCACCTTTTCTAATATATCTGCCTTTAGCTTCTGCTAGACTTTCTTTAGTTAGTAGGTAGTCTCGAATACGCCAAGCTTCTTTTAAGTCTTTACGAAAGACATAGAAGTTTAGTACACCGTTCTCACCTTGGTACTTATCAAGTAGTCTTTGTTTACGTTCTGGTATTCTAATCTCCTTCCAATGCTCAGGCCAATCACCCTCCCAAGCTACCTTAACTTCAGCTTCATTAAAGTAAGTAAACCCATGCTTCTGAGAAATAACATCTACATGGTAATTTTCTTCCGTGTTGACTAGCACATGACCCTTCTTCAAAAGGTATGCTATAAGAGCATCCTTTGCTTTAGTGTCATAGGCTTCGTATAAGGCACGATTAAATTGTTTTCTAACTGGTGGCATATATTATGCTCCTATATCTACGATTTCACAAACATCACCAGTACAAGCAAAAGTCTGACTGCTTGCAGTAGTGTCTTCTTTTTCATACTCTGAAAGCTTTGCCCAGTCAATACTTTTCGGCATTACTTTAGATAATTTTTTATAATCGTCTTTTGTGCACCACTGGTACGGAGCTTGTTGATAAGTATGCTCGTTGTAAGGCAAGAAGCTTACCCCAGACATCTCATCAAAGTGCTCGTAAACAAATGCACCTACTTCAAACCATTCATCCTTTCTTACATTAATTGTTACGCTAGGTTTATGCTCACACCAATGTCTTTGATACATCAACCATGTATTTAGTTGCTCAATAGCTGAGACATTGTCAGTGACTATTGCTCCTTGTGGAGCTTTAATTGGAAATGAAAACACAGTTGTTTGATCTGGCTTCATAAAGTCAGCTTCACTTGGAATACCCTGATCTTTCATAAACTGTGTTAGTGGATCTTTGTTATCACCTCTTACAGTCCTTATGTAATGTGGTGAATGCCTTGGGTGTATACCTGATGCAGAGTCAACAAGTTGTGAAACTGTACCGCTAGGTTTTACACAGGTAATTGCTGCGCTTGCTGCAATGCCAAGGCGGTCAGCCCAATCAGAATTAGTACGAACAGCAACTTCTCGTAAATGTTCAAGAGTCTTCTCCAATCCTTTGTTCTTAATTGTTAATAGTTGATTGTCCATTATCCCTGTGAGAGACACACCGAGCAATCGTTCTTCTTCTGTATTTCGGTTCCACACCTTTCGCAGATATGGGAACTTGGTGTACGTGCTTTGGATCGTCCCAAGTATTGTGGCACATCTGACCTTTCGTTCCAAGTCTTCAATCGTGTCAGTGGCTCGTACCACAACTTCCGTAAGATTGCAGAACTGATATGGACGTAAGATAATCTCACTACAAGGGTTAGTTCCGAACTCAAAGTCAGGATCACGTCTACCATTCTTTGCAGCTTGTTTCTTAGATGCTTCCCTGTTAAATACACCACGTTCTCCACTTCCTGATTCTACCAGTGCCATCCATTCTCTCATGAATGATACACTGTCTGGTTTCTCTGTATAAGATACAGAGTTATTTGCTAAAGCTCTTTGTGGGTTGTTGTCCCACCAGTTACCTGATTTAGCATGACGCATTCTGTCATCTGACAAGTTAGATAAACTTATCATTGCAGATCTACGAACACCACCTACTACTACAACCTCACCAATCTTACACATCAGATCGTGACACTCAATTGATGATAGCCTACGTCCTTGTGCCTCCTTAAATATGCTCACTGTAAAGTTGAATAAGTCAACCAGTGGTGCAGGGCCAGATGCTCTACCGCCAAAGGTTTTAAGTCTTGCACCTGCAGGACGAACTTTAGAGACATCCCACTTAGGAATCTCACCTGCCCATAAGAGAGCTAGCACTTGTCTGAACGCCTTAGCCCACCCCTCCTTGCTGTCCTTTACCACAATGGTAGTCTCACTCTCGAACAATTCAGGTACTTCGGGAAGCTTGCTAATGAACTGCCTCTCGACACTGAAGCCGACACCAGTACCACAGAGAAGGATGAACATAGCCTCATCGAAGGACTTAGGGTCGTCTACGGGTAAGTAACTGCAGTTATACCCTGCTGTATTATCTCTTTCTAAAGCTGGACCTGCAGTCATCATGGCTCGCATAGAAGGCATGACCTCTAGTCCCAGAATAGATTCCCTTATCTCATTGTAAGTATCGTGATCTATGTCGTAGCCTACAACGTTGCCCATGTAGCGGTCAACTGTCTCTGACCAAGACTCTCGTCTTCCTTCGTCTTCAAGCCAACGAGCATACCGTGAGGTATGTATAAAGGCTTGGTAATCAGTTGGTAAATAGTTATTCATCTGTTGTCTCCTGATCCAGATAGCACACCACGTTTCTTTCTGTCTTCTAGCTTACTAAGATTAGCACGAGCTACGTCATTCATATTCACATTTAAGTCTCTGCACAATGCGGCAATGTACCACAAGCAATCACCAATCTCATCAGCTATAGCCTTACGGTCAAAGTCACCATCACGTAAGATCTTTTTTACTTTGTTTGCAACTTCACCTGCTTCTGCAGCTAGGCCAAGTGCAGGATATATAACAGCATGTTTACTGCTGTAGATAGCAGTATCAGCTGCAATTTTTTGATACTCTTCCATATCTAAAGAGTTGTAATACTTAAAGGCTTCTATATCTGTTTCATTTATCACGTCTTACCTCACATTCTTCTATTACAATATCATCTATGTCATACAAGCTAGCCTGTACTAATTCCATAATTACATCCGAATTGTTGCCAAATGTTTCTAAAAAGTTTGCATCTGGATCAACTATTATCTTCAAAGTTATTTCAAACTCCATTGGAAAGACCCCTAGTTATACCCAGAATCATCTGGCATGTCAACAACTAATGGCTCAATACTTTTCATAAAATGCTTTTTCCATTCGTAAGCAGAATCAAAGTCTTCAAACCAAAAATTATCTTCACCCATGACACCATCTATCTCTGATTTACAAACTAAAAAGTAGTTAGAATCTAATGGTATATCATCACCTTCAATTTCTTCTACTGCTATTGGACCTTCCATAACACCCCACACTTTCACCTTCATATTATTTCCAATTTTTTAATAAGTCCATGTAGTGCTCAAGACTTATCATTGTTATCCAGGACTTTCTATCGGCTCGAAAGAACACTACTGGTTCACCTTTACCATGTTTACTGGCTTGTTCCATATAGTCATAGGCAGTTTTCATACCAGACTTTCTACGTTTGACTTCGATAGTTATTGGTAGTTTTTTTCTAGCTGCAGGAGATAGTTGAATATCCTCACCTGTGTCTCCCATAGTTGTGGACTTGATGTCATCTTCTTCAAACTCTGGAAATACTTCCAACAGTTTATCTCTGATTTCATTCTGACCAGTCCTACCTTTTGCTTTAGCTGCTCTTGACATGATTGATTATAACCAAGGAGGTTTTTCCATAACGGTATAGTCACCCCAATCTGTACCATAGTCAGAGTCCTTCTCTGCCTTTGCAATAGTAGCTAGAGTTTTATGCAAATGTTTCATACCCCAATGCATAATTTCATTACCCATAACATGTAGGTGAGAAACATATGGTGCAGTTTTTTCACAGGCTATAAAAGAAAATTTCTTTACGTCATACCCTGCTAACTTACAAGTGTAAACATAGTGAGCACCTTGTAGGAAATACCCATACTTTATACACTCTTTTAAAAAACCTTTAGGACTAGCATCTTGTGTTGTCTTAACATCAAAAACTGTTTGCTCTGACTCAATCATTAGATCAGGTCTTGTCTTAAGCATGAGACCTGAGATAGGATCTTGTACAAAGATACTTACCTCGTTTAATCTATCTGGGTGATTAAGATAAGATGCACAGACTTTATTTTCTAACGCACCTCTAGTTATACAGTTAGCTACGTTGTACTCTACCTCTGTTAGAAGTATTTGATCTTCAGTAAGCTTCTCTTTCAGAGATTTAAAAGCAACACTAGATTTAGTCTTTGGACCTTTTACGACTAGGTTACGTTCTTTCTCTAAGCAGATTGGCGTGTACTGCACTTCCCATTGCAAAAGCAGGGTTGTTTGCATTACGCTTTTCACCCTTCCAATGAGCAAGTGATTTCTTATACACAGCTTTAACTGCACTGGAAGATATACCATCTCTCATATGGTATTCTTGATTAGACATATTTTCTATTACATTTTTCATTCTGTATCCTTAAAAGGTAGCCCCCCGAAGAGGGCTACTAGTTGTTTTTGGAGGAGGTTAAAACAACACTTCGCTTTGTTTTTCTTCTTGAGCCGCAGGTGGTGGCGAAGCATCATCCCCTGCAGTATCTGCTACGTAGGCAACATGGTCAACAACCTTGACCTTGTCTAGCCTAGTACCGACAATATTAGGTCGGCTCGTGTCGTAAACGGACAGCTCTACTTCTACAGTAGACCCATTACCAATGGTGCCGTCAGAACTGATATCCCAAGTAGAACCATCAGACTTTTGAACAATAGGTGCGCCACTATCCCAATCCTTTCCTGTGTTAAACTTACGTATAAATTTTACTTTAGTACCACGTCCCTCTCCGTCTGGTGTACCCTTTTTCATTGAACGTGATTGTTTTAAAATGGATAAGTTATCATCATCCATGATGAGATCAATAGTACAAGCACCATCGTGATCTCTGTAGACTCCATCAAAGCCTTCCATGTCACGGTTAGTTTCGAATACTTTTGCCCACTCTGCAATACCAGTTAATTTAACTTTACGTGTAGCCATCTTTGGCCTCCTTTATTAATGTACATCACTGTAACGCTGACCATACTGTATATCTATTCCTAAGTCAACATTTAATTTAAGTTCTTGGTTAAGTTTTTCAATAGCCCAGTTTAAAATGTCACTGTGTGCATTTTGCTCTCCTTCTTTTACTAGGTTAATAGACTCGTCATGAAACTGACCAATGATATTTGGTCTACGTGTTCGATAGTATGCAACCCACTTGTCAAAACAATATGCACCAGTAGATTGATTTAGAGTAGAGAACACATCTTTCTCATAACGAAGTGAATGCCAGAAACCACTTACAGGATTTTGTACCCACATCTCTCCGTTGATCTGCCTTATAGTTTGATCTTCGGAAAACTTCTTCACTGACCAGTTTCGATTCCAATACGCATCAAGCAGTGTTTGTGCTTGCGGTATATTCATCCCAGTGGTGCGAGATAACTTAGCTGCACCTACCCCATAAGTAGCTGAGTAGTTTACAACCTTGTAGTTTTTACGCATTGCTTTCAAGTCGTCTCGTTCATTTCTGTTATAGGCATCAATGTCAGACTGCTTGATTGCTCCTGCATGTTTAGCTAAGTCAAGGTGTGGGTCAAAACCTGATTGAGACATTTCATGCACGTAGTCTGGATCGTAAGGCTGCATGTAGTGTCTCTTAGTCGTATCCTCAAGAGAAGTCATATCCGCACCGCAAAGAATATAACCAGTTGGTGCTGTTAAGCAACCACGTATTTCCTTGCCCCACGGTCTGTCAACTCCTGGAAGATTGACTAAAGGTTTCTTATGCTTAAATCGTAAGGTGTTAGTAAGACCGTCAATCTCAGCCATAACGTAACCATTCTTTTCACAATCAAGAAAGCCTTGAAAGATTCCAAGTCGATGTTGCATCACAGTCAAACCCTCAAGCACTTCTACCTTTGGATTAGTTTCTGCAATTAGTTTAACTGAGTCTGTAAGTTCACCTTCCTTACGGACTTGTGGTATTTTTCTTTCTTCTCCTGTCTCCTTATTTTTATCATACTTAAACGTACAAGGTTGCCACCCCAAAGAGTATAGCCAATCTTTTACTTGGTCTGTAGAGTTAGGGTTTGGATCTTCCCACTTCTTAATGACTTCAACTTCATCATCAAAGTGTAAAGGTAAACCATTCTCTTGTAGGAGATCAAACCAACGTTGTCCATGAGCAGATGCTGTACCATCTTTCTTAAAACAATTCTTTGGCCTAGTCTTTTTGGTAGTCACCTTTCGTTTAGGCATTACGTTAATGAGTTCAGCTTCTTTGTCAGATTTCTGCTTTGTAAGATCAGCAACACATTTCTCTGCTAAATCTCTATCTAGCTTCCAACCAGACTTTTCAGCTGATACTGCACAGTCCATTTTAAATTCTAGGTATCGGAAAAACTTGTCTAGTTTTAATTTGCTTTTGTATAGAAACATAAACCTTTTTAGAAGATCTTGCCACAAGAGCCAATTTATCTTTACATCCTCTGTACATCGGTGAGCATACTCCTCATTAGTTAAGTTGTGCCAATCATTGATCTGTGGCTTAGGAACACCGAAGTCTTCACCAAATGATTCCAGACCATGCTTGGAACGGTTGTAGTTAAGTACCCAAGACATTGGTAACGTATCAAACAAACGAGCTTCAAGCTTGATACCCAAGATCTTTTCTATAAGCGGTACATCGTATCTAACAATATTGTGACCAACCAACCCATGCTGAGACAGTAACAGATCACGCATGTCAGAATAATCATAGATAGTTTTATAATCTTTGCCATCACTGGTATAAGACAGGCAGTGTATCTTTGTTGCTTGATCCAACAATCCGTCAGCTTCTACATCAAATACGATCATGCTGCCATATCACTCCTTTCATATGGGACTTCTTCAGATAAGATGGTAGTCTCTGGATCGTAGTAGACTGAACCTGCTTTACCTAATTTAGCAAAGGGTCTGTTCTTATCCACTATAAACTCAGTTGTATTCTGTAGTATCTCATCTTCTGATTCAACGTCTCTTTCTATCTTTATACATATTATTGCTTCTTCTTCAAGAGAGGCTGCATACTTTGTCCTACCATCGTCATTAACCTGTGATATAAATATCACACCTATGTTTAGCTCCTTGGCAAGTTGAGCCATTCGTGAGCCAAGTGTAGTTAATGTACTGGTAGCACCATCAACACCACTGTTAGATAAATAGGCTAGGCGTTGGACGTGATCAACAAACACGTAGTCTGCACCGAAAGAAGTTACAGCCATTCGGGTATAGTCTAGCAAGCTCAGAGGATCATCATGAGATTGCATCTCAAAGATAATCGTTCTGTTGTTCTCTGAGTCAGCAATCTTGTTTGCTGCTTCTTCTACTTGATCAAGAGTATAACCATTACGTCCTGCATCCTCATGAGTACGGACATTACATCCAAGGTGGTAGGTAGCCATAGCTCGAAGAGTTGTAGACTTCATCTCCTCCATATGCAGCAAGGCTATCTTAACACCATCGTTAGACAATAGACCAGTCTCAAAGTATCTGATCACCTCAGTCTTACCAGTACCACGAGGGGCTTTGATAAACGTCAAGCCACCCTTAACCATACCACGTATCTTCTCATCAAGTCCTGCATGACCAGTTGATACATACTCGTATGGATTCTCATTACGCAGCGCAAGAGAAAAGTCATCACGAGAACAGAAGAAATTCTCAGGGCTATACCTCTGAGGCTTCTTAGCTGCCCACATCAGATCTTTACCATCACCTGCTTGTAAGAAGTCATTGGCATCTTTATGCTTAGACATCGGTACATACCAGAACTTATCTGGAAAGGCTTGGTACAACTTATCTGCTGCCCTACGTCCTGCAGGATCTAGTTCACCTGCATAGATAATCTCTTTGAAGGACGACAGATAAAGGTAGTTGTGTTTAATAAACTTCTCACCAATACTAGCAGATGGTAGAGACTTCACCGGAAATGTCTTACCAAGTATCTGATATAGTGATGCAGCATCGAACTCACCTTCAGTAAGATAGATGCGTTGGCTTGTCCCTGCATTGAACTCAGGACCAAACAGATGGTTCATACCCATGCCACGATCTTTTGTCCAAGACTTGGACTTGTCATCTACCAATCGGTACTTGACTGTGTGTGGGTATTTATAAGCATACCTGACTGGTCTACCATCATCACCGTTCTGTATCGCAATACCATACAGTTCAGCAACGTCAGCTTCTAGTCCACGTATGCCCTCATACGTCTGAGACGTAATTGGTATATCCATAGGGTTTCTCCTCTCCTTTAATGGATACTCACTACTTACCCAATCGAATACCTGCGGCATATCTTTCGATGGGTATGCTCTCGAACAGGAGTGACAGTGACCGAAGCCATCGTCATTCCAATTAAAAGCATCACTTGATCCACAGTCTACATACGGACATGCCAGATGTGGATTGTCATTACTCGCCATTATTAGCCTCCTCTCGTTCCTTGGCTCTTTCACGTTCTTCTTTAGTCATAGGGCGTATCTCTTTTGATATTCCCTTTCTACGATCTATGTACCATTCCTGTGGCATTGGGAGATACTCTTCGCAGCATCTACTCCAAGAGTCTCTTACCCATACATCACTCATATCAATCTCCTTACCATAGTGGATTCATCATGTCAAATGTTTCGTACCAAGATGTGCCTTCTAATGCTAGCCACATCAGCACTGGTACACCAATTAAAAAGAAGATGCAAGTTAAAAATGCCCAACCGAGACCTTTTGTCGTACAGTATTGTTCACCCATCTTTTCTCTCCATAATAAAATTAATAAGTTTAGCTACATCAACTTCTGTACCACTTGGATATATAAGTTTAAATTCCATATCGGTATGTCCAAAGTCTTCATCTAAATCTACTAGCCTATCTACTATTTCTTCAAGGTGATCCCCAGTCTCGTAAACTGGTAGTAATCCTTCTTCTGTTTCGTACCATCCATCAAGAATAACTTCAGCTGTCATCATATGCCCTCAACGCTGTCCATGACTCAGGAAATAACTCCGTCATCTTATCTTCTATTTGTTCTGCTACAAGCCTAGTCTCATATTGAGTATCAGGCTTAAGCCTTAAACTACACATCTTTGCAAAGGCATGTAGTGATCCTGACCAATACCACTCAGTCATCATAGACTGTGGCAGTACCATACGTGCTTGCTCAGGTGCTACACCTGCATCAATAAGATTGCGGTATGCTTCTAAAGTTTTACCATCTGACAAAGTTTGAACTGTTCTGGGTGATAGAGGAAATCTACCGCTTACGTCTACCATAGTAACTTCACCCTCACTACCTTGTTTCTTATCTTTGGCACGTCCACGCCAAACATCTGGTTGGTAAAACTCAGGCTCACTGTCAACGTAACGCCTACTGATTTCATTCCAAGGCATATACTCATGCTTCTGTAGCTGACGTGCTACAAAGATAGGAGCTTTGATATGAAACGTAGCAAACGCATGGTTGAACGGTGACTTGTGTTGATGTTTAGCTAAGTAAGATATTAGCTTGGCATCCTTGGGTGTCAACACTAACTGCTCACCATTGTGAACTCGTGGCAACCAATCAGACTTCTTACCAAAGCTAACCCTAGCTGCATTGACTACAGATAGATCACTACCCATATGGTCAACGTATGTTACTTCAATCATCCTGTTTCCTTTTCTTTTATGGAATCCCAGTATTTCTTTTCTTCTTCTGCTGTTTGGTAATACTTGGATAAAAAGTGTTCTATACCATCACAGTGATAATGTTTTCTACGTTTATCATTTCCCCATCTACCTGTTGTGTAGTAGTAAGAATACCGACTACTGTATCTACTCTCTGGTTCTTTTTCTTTATATATAAAAATTAAGTTTTGTGCTTCATGTACAAAATAAGCAATACCTTTTGAGTCTAAGCAATCTTTTACAAACTCTAATGTTTCTTCAGTATATCTTTTAAACTTAGCCTCTCCTTTAGAATTTGTACCAATGTAGTTCCATTTATTACCCATTGATCAATCTCCTTTATAAAATATGTGTGATCCTAAAGTCACAGTATGTTTATAATGTTTACTCCAAAAAGGTTTAACGTAGTTTGCATGGTAATAGACAGATCCATCGGTATTGTCCTTGACATACCCATGTACAACTTTGTGTGCTACAAGCTGAGAGTCTAACCATGCTCGTCTTTCTTTAGGTGTATCTGATTTACCATCACAGTACCAACTGAACTGACATCTACCTATACCTTTTTCTAACCCTTGCTTAACTACTTTACATGCATTGTCAGGAAACTTATCATCAGCTACACGATTAAGCACAACGTGAGCTACTGCATACTGTCCTTCTAATGGCTCACTACGTGCCTCGTAGTACACGTTAAGTGCAATGCATGTAAGCATCTCAGCTATCATTTGTTTACTCCTATATTAGTTGGTGCATAGACTTCACCATTGTATTGGCTACCAGTCTCAGTATCTGCACCAAAGTTACACCATGCTAAGATCAATAGGATTGCCATGATCCAGTAGAATGAAACCTTTACCCACTTGATAAAGCCCTCGAATGTTTTCTTAGCTTCTATCTCTGCTGCTTCACTTGGTGTCATTGTAGTTTTTCCTTTCTGACTTCTTCTACACCTACTGCATAATACTGACCTGTTTCAAACATATCTAAAATGATCCGTTTGTCTTTTGCCCTCATGTAAAAACTTATATGACTATTATCATCTCTGTTCTTTTTTATTTTAACTAAGTACTGCTTCATTGCTGTACCTCTACTTCTAGACAAGCCACTGTCTCTGACTTGTGCGTTACCATCTTAGCTGCTTTACTCAATTCAATCTGGCACTCTTCTATCGTGGCATAGTTGCCCAATTGATAATGCTCCACTGTCTGCGTACTAAACAGCTGCATCCATACTAATACATACATCATGTCATTCTCCTTTCATGGCTTCCTCAAGATCTCCTGCATAGTCCTGCTCGTCTACTTTAAATGTTACAGTGACATAACCAAACTCATCTATAGCTTCATACTTGTGAGTTGGACAAGTGGCAAGCCACTCCCAAAATTCTTCTCTATCCATCTGCTACTTCCTTTCCTTTATGCTTCTTCTTTCTAGGTACTACACCTTTCTTTCGATCAGGTATAGCTCGTTGTTTATACTTTGGTTGCCGAAGGTCTTTTGCCATCGGATTTTTAATGTATCGGTCCTTCATACCAGTCATCCCAATCTACTTCAAGTTCTTTGTGAAACCTAATATCAGCTGCCATTAAAAAGAATAGAGCTGCAAGCTCCATTGCGTACTCATCTTCAATCTTACCCTCTGCAAATAGCTTGCCATACTTCTCAAAAGTTTCTATAGGTATTTGTTTATCTTTTTTCTTCATTGCCTTTGTCTCCTCTCCAATGCAGACTTTGCGGTTTTTAAACTAAATTTATTGTACGGATTTAAACTACTAACATGTTTATGACCAGTCACAGATTGAATAGCCAAGTGATCTACCTCACCCTCAATCATCTGAACAATGGCGGTCTTACGTAGATCACCCACTCTCAGATCATCAGGAAGCCCTGCAAGAGCTTTAACCTCTGCCAGTAGTGCAGACATCTGGTGAACTGTTAGCGGTCTGTACGCACCATCTGAGGCTCTGTGGTGAGGTACTACATATTCTTGGAAGTCCCAGTCACCTTTCTGTTCAGTGAGCATACCAACTAAGTTGGGTGGTATTGGTAATTCTACCTCAGCTCCACGTTTAGTCTGTTTAATTTCTACAACTTCCTTATCAAGGTCAACATCATGCCAAGTTAGATTACGAATATCTATTGGGCGTTGACCCCACTCATAGCACATCAGGACAATCAGTCCTATGTTACGCCACTCAAACTTTGTGAATGCTGTATCTAGAAATGATAGTACTTGGTCATGTGTCCAGACGACAGAACGAGGATCACTGTGGCGTTTCTTAACTCTAGCCATTGGATTGAGCATCATTATCTCCATTGCGATAAGATAATTAATGAGAACTGAAAACACCCTAGCGTTATGGTTTGCATTAGAGGTGGATGTTTCCAGCTCCCACGTATCGTACATCTCAGAGCACATGGCTATGCTTAACTTATCTAAGTTTACATTACCAAGTTTTCTTCCCATAACAGACATACGACAGAAAGCTAACAGACAACACTCGTAGTTCTTTTGCGAGGAACTAGAGAGAGAGTTGAACTGACGAGTGTGGAGATATTTGTCTACAGCTTTATTAAATTTCATATCTTTCCTATCCAATGTGAGCAGTCATCATGTGGGTCATCTATTTTCATAGGCACCTCCTACATTAAGGAACCTATAGTTATACTTAAAGTATTTAATATTACTACTATAAATATTAAAAAACTTTAAGTTACTTAAAGTATATATAAAATACACTATTTTGATAAAACATCAAGTGTGGCACGTTGTCACATACGTTTACGTTTGACATAATTGTCACTATAATTATAGTACATGGACATATCATCTATCTGACACTCCTCCATGAGAGTGTGTGGGTTGAATCCATAGGAGTCAAGTAGTTCTGCAACTCTTGTCGGATAATCTATAATTATCTGCTCAAGGTCAAAGGCATTGTCATCATCATAGTTGTACTTATACCCATACTTATCACCACCTGATACGTTACGCCATAGGTCTTCTACCTCTGATACATCACGTTCAAACACTAGACCAGACCAGTCAGCTTGACACTAGTGCAAGCAGTAAATCATCAGCATAATCAAGGTCTTGTACCTCATTCTTAGTGTGCTGATTGAAGTAGCCAACACTGATATTTGTACACTCAGATACTATTGGTGCATACTCATTGCTGTCAGTATAAGAGCCAGTGCTGTCAGGTTCTAACTGTGACATATTTACAACATCTATAAAAGATTTTGCAA